GACGAGAATGACATCTTGTTGGTATCAGAAGACGAACCAGATCAGAACAGAATGCAGGCAGGATATGTCAACACTGGTGGTATGCGACAGATGACCAAACTACCTGGCAATGACTAAACTACACACCTGTTACGTCTGCAACAAACAATTCTTAAACGCAATATACTGGTATGACAGTCTACACGACACAAAGTACGACAAAAGGATCATCCGACCATTCTGTGGTCCACCTTGTGCAAACAAGTACAGGGAAATATCAGACGTGAACGACTACCCGCAACGCAGACCTCTGCCTAGAGGAGAACAATGGCAGATAATAACAGATATAAATTCGATAGATTATAAAACAGATTAATTGAAAAAATTTTTCATACCATAAAGAAACTTACGGTCGATAGAAAAACAGGCATGTATTATGTTGCTTGGACGTAATTTCAACGTTCTACAAATCTTAAAATATTCATCTTTATATTTTTTACAGAGGTAATCTATTGGAAACTTTTCCATATATTTTTCTGCGACGTAAAGATTGAATCTCGATATCCCACCTACATTATTTTGTATAGTAATTGCATCGCTGTTGTCTAGTTCCCTAGACCATCTTAATCCTATCTTGTTCCAATGCAAGGAGTAGGACTTGCTGAAGCTCATTGCAAAACTTTTAATACAAGTTTGATTAAAATTGAAGTTTACATCGAATGCCGAAGTCAACCAAGCACAATCTATATGTACATCAATTTTTTTCTCTTTACATACTTCTAATATTTCATCCATTTGTCTATGCGTCTGTAAATGCCCAGGAAATGGCATAGCAATCAGTAATGGTTTGTTAGATTCTAATGTATCGACAGTGACGTATTTTATTTTTGGATTTAACATTTCGTAGTAATGATAATCATGTTTGAATATTTGTAGTCCATCGAGACCTTTTTTAGATATCAAATTGTCTATGTACTGTTGACATCCTAAAATAATATCATTTTGCGGAAATGCATCAAAACCGGTCAACGTGTTTGAATCATTTTCTTGGAAATGTTTGGCCAGTCTTTTCTTGAATTCAATTCTATCCAGATCTCTGACATCGGGGACCACTATTTCTGCCCTTAACTGATCGAATTCTTTGCAATCGAGTGGTGGCAACTGCGGATGTATTAAATTATCTTTGTTATACATAAGTGTGGGTGATAAAATATTGTTTTGATTTTATGTTATGCTGTAAAAATTCTCCACTGTCGTGCAGGAGACTGCTATCCCACCATATCAAAGAATTACGTTGCCATGGTATTGTATCAATCAATGCTTTGTCCTCGTTGTAAAAACATGTCGATGCATTATTAAAATTTTCTTTCTGATAATCTATGCTATATGGAATCAATATGCTTACATAGTGCTCTCCGGATTCACCTTCTGGCAACGGTTTGAGGTCTGTGTGTATTTTAAGTGGTGTGTGTAAATCTATAAAGGATGAAAATATTAATTTCGCCCCTTCATTAAAAGTTTTTCCAATTATTGGCATCACTTTTTTTAGAAACCAATTGTAAGCATGACACTTTTTATCTATGCCCCAGCAGTTATCGTTATATGCAGTTTTGGTTATAGTTGTCTTCTGATATATCTCTCTCCACTGATCCAAAATTGCATCGTCCACAGTATTGGGTAAAATACCATATTTTTGTGCTGACATAATAATATTTAACCTTTGCTTTAATTACAAAAATATTTTACAATACATTGTGAATAAAATTAAAATTAAAAAAATCAAAGTAGAAATAAGCAAACTAGTGACCATGGCAGAGATGGGACTGGGTGCAGTTCGTCCTCTGAACAAAGAGAAGAGAACATGGATCAACAAACTGAAGAAAGAGGGTGTGTGGGATCCAATACTTGTGACACCAATCAAAGATTCAGGCTACTATCTGCTGACAGACGGTTGGCACAGAGTACAGGCCGCAACAGCACTCAAAAGAAAAACAATAAATGCGTTGCAATTACCAGCCAACGCAGGTTTGAGCATGGCCAAGGCCAACAAGATCTTGCGAGACATTGACAGGGAGTTCGGCTTCAAACTGGATTGTAGCAACATCATAGGACATTGGGCCATGATGCAAACACTGTTAGAAGAGTAGACATATAAAAAATATCTGTTATAATATAAGCATGGTACAACGTTTCGGTTTCTGCTGTAAATGGCTTAATGACACATCTGAATTTGGCGGCATGAAAGTGAATGCCAAGGACAGAGAACTCAACGGCAGATCAACAACCATGCGTTGGTTAAGAGAACACAAAGACGAAGCGGTACAACGACAGTGGGATATCATGACACACAACACCACAGCGGCACGTAGGATGATAGAACGTGTGGGCACACTGCCGCCTGAACGTAGGATGGTGAGACTAGGATCAGAGATGCTACAGGGCTACACAGAGAAGGACTGGAAGACATGGTGGCAACAGCCTGAAATACAAGATCATTTACAAAATTTATTCGCACCCGTTGGTGAGATGGCAAGGAAGTTAGATGTGAAAATTAGTTTTCACCCGGGACAATTCTGTGTGCTGTCAAGTGCAACACCCGACATAGTGGAACGTAGCATAGAGGAATTTGAATACCATGCGGACATGGCACGTTGGATGGGATTTGGCAAGAGCTTCCAGGATGGTTGCAAGATCAATGTACACATCTCAGGCAAGCAAGGACCAGAAGGAATAATAAAGGCACTTCCTAGACTATCACCAGAAGCAAGGAACCTTATCACAATCGAGAATGACGAGATGGGACATGGACTTGAGAAAAGCCTTGAACTGGAAAAGCACCTAGCCCTTGTTCTGGACATACACCATCACTGGATCAGAGATGAGGAGTACATCGAAGCAACAGATGACAGAGTAAAACGTGTGATAGACAGTTGGCGTGGTGTGAGGCCCAGTATGCACTACTCATATTCCAGGGACGAACATCTTGCAGTTGCAGGATTGGGAGATAAGACACACACAGAGATGCATGACATCAAGGACCTATTGGCAAGAGGATGTAAGAAACAGAAACTACGAGCACACTCAGACCTATTACCAAACAAGAAGGTAAATGACTGGGCACTATCGTTCTCCGAAAACTTCGACATCCAGGTTGAGGCCAAAGGTAAAAACATGGCTTCAGAACAATTATATAGACAGTATTTGGAAAATATTGTATAATCAATAGCACTAACAGGAGATACAAATGGCAGAAGATGTATTAGGATATAGTTCACATGATTGGCGTAAAAATACTCACGACGCAGTTGTTGTGGACGACAAAGGTGAAAAAGTATTGAAAGTTAATTCAAGCAGAGTGGTTTTTAAAAACCCAAAAACATTAAGAGAAGAAACAGTCGATGTATCGAGACTTATTAGAGTATTTGTAAACAATTTTGAAACGCATAAAAGAAGTGTTAAATGACAAAAAAAGAACTTGAAGAATTAAACAAGAAAATTGATAAACTTCAGAACACTGTTGACAAACTCGCACAAAGCCTTTACAAACATATTAAGTTTATCGATTCAACATATGATGGGTTGAAAAATCCAATCGAAGCGGCAAGGAAGTGGTTACGTAGATGAAAGAGTTCAAACTTGTTGTGAAGGTTGGTGACCTCATAGAAGTGGGCAGGTTCAGGAATGTTTCTACAAAGATCAAAAAAATAGAGTTGGATGAAAATGGACAACCTGTTATAATAACAAGCAAGGGTGCCAAAAAACTACTGAGTTGTAGACTATCAAAACTACATCCAGGTAGCAAGACACCAAAACAGATACTGATGGAGAGACGTAAATGACAGAGTTTACACATGGCATACAAGGTGCATTAAAGAAACTTGTAGCAGGATCAAGTGTTGGATTGGCAGTAACGTACACACTAGGACACATTGTGATTGCAATGACTGTCGTGAGTTTGATGACCGGTGCAAGTTTGTGGGAGGCAGGTGCAGTTGCACTGATTGAACCCATTATAAATGGTGTTTGGTTTTACGTCTTGCACAGACTTTATAAAAAAGTTAAAGGATACGAATAATGAAAGAACTCTGGGTAGAGAAATACAGACCTAAGACTCTAAAAGAGTATGTGGTCAGAGATGAAGCACAACGTCAACAGATACAGACATGGATCAATGACAAAGCGATTCCGCATTTGTTATTGAGTGGTGCTCCAGGGGTGGGCAAGACCACACTGGCAAAAGTACTGTTCCAAGAACTAGAAGTAAGCAGTTATGACATACTAGAAATAAATGCTTCAAGAGAAAATTCAGTGGACACAGTACGAGAGAAGATTAACAACTTCGTACAAATCATGCCATTTGGTGATTACAAATATGTGTTGCTGGATGAGGCAGATTATATGAGTCCAAATGGACAAGCGGCGTTGCGTGGTGTGATGGAGATGTATCACACATCAGCAAGATTCATATTGACTTGCAACTATCCCAACAGGGTCATCCCGGCACTACACAGCAGATGTCAAGGCTTCCACATGGAGACTATTGACAAAAATGAATTCACGGCAAGGACAGCGGAGATATTGATTGCGGAGAAGATGGAGCCAGACATAGAAGTGCTAGACACTTATGTGAAAGCATCATACCCTGACCTTAGAAAATGCATCAACATGATACAACAGAATTGTAGGGATGGCAAACTGATGCCACCACAGTCAGGAGATTCTGGACAACAGGATTATAGACTGCAGATGGTAGACCTGTTCAAACAGGGCAAGATACAAGAAGCAAGGAAACTTGTTTGTGCCCAAGCGAGACCAGAGGAGTGCGAGGAGATATACAGATGGCTGTACGACAACTTGGAGATCATAAGCAAAGATGAGGACGCACAAGACAAAGCAGTTCTCATAATCAAACAGGGATTGGTTGATCATTCGTTCGTGGCCGATCCTGAGATAAACCTAGCCAGTGTGATGATAAAACTTGCAAGGCTATCTGCCTAACAAATAAATATCGATATGTCATTAAAAGATGTGGAAACAACAGTATTAGAGCTCGACTGGAATAAAATCAATAATATCACAAAAAATGTGAAACCCAAAGAGTTTTACGTTGAGGAAGCATTCTTCTTCCCGACCGATCGTAACAAGACCGAGGACAAGAGTACAAAGATGTATGCACAAAAAACAGAAATACTACAATGGCATAGCAAAGACTTTCCAGAAGTAAAAGAATGTATTCCAAAAAAATATTTTGACAAATTCGGTATTGAACACTCGAACGCAGTGGTCAAAATAAACGGAATGAGACCAGGGAATTTTTCTCATCCGCATGTAGACAGATACAACGGTTTCAAACAAAAAGCAAATCCAGGTAAAGAAATTAAGAAAGTAAAGAGAGTATGGGTGTGTGTGACAAATCATCTCGGACACGCTTTCTTCCTAGACAGGGAAAGGGTGGCATACAACTTGCCAAAAGGCACAGCATTTGAATGGCATGGTTCGTCCATGCACTCAGGTTGCAACGCCGGTATAACAGACAGATACTGGATGTCATTCGAAGGAGAACCAGTTGGGCAGTAAGCATAACAAAAAAAGATATTTCTGTGTGAAATACATAATCAAGCCAGACAAGAAGTTTGACGAGTTCGTTGAGCTTTCAAAGAAAAAGATCGGTTCTGGCAAAGCACGGGAATACACAGTGATACTGGACCTCGTCAACAAAGAGGTCATGAAGAACGAGTTGCCTGGGATACCAGTTGCCCAGAGGGACGAAATCCCCTATGAAAAAATCGAACAGCACTACCGACAGTGGTACGCTGAAGCGATGGACACCTTTATCAAATAATCTGATTGTACATACGTTTGAGCATGGCCAAACGATTGGCTCGCCATAATCTATTCAACACTCTACGCCTACGTCTATCTTTCTGTTTTCTAATCTTCAGCCAATCTTGATTCATCATGTACAACTTGGTTCTCTTGTCGTACACTCTCTTTTTCCTCATTTGTTTCCATAATTTCCGTTGAAATAAAGGTCGCAGTTGTAGGCTCTGATATAGCATAAAGTTCCTCGTAGGTTGTGTTTGATTGTGATTTAATGTGTCTTTGTATATGACTCATATACAAATACTTACTATCAAAATACCAGATAAACTATGCATATTTTACAACACAGTTATTAAGGATAAATAAGAATTACTATGCATGATGTATTAGACATAATCAAAAACGTACAAACACTATACGCAGTAGGACCTACTCTGTCCATTTTAAAGGATTTTGAACGTGTGGTAGACGAATTAGATGTGTATGTTTTTGCCAATTGGGAAGACGGTGAACTGTTGACAGGTCCTGAAGATTCAAGACATTTTGTCACTTGTTCATTCATGTGGCCAGCAGACAAGATGCCTGATCCAGCAGGTGGGAAAAGACTTTTAGACAAAGGCTGTAAAGTTTCGTATAAAAAAGACGAACTGATGAAGCCAAGAAAGATCAAAACACCGGCTGACTACAGACCAGGAACTACAAAAGGTAGAATCGACGCACATGACATATGGGTGGTGGAGATAAGAATGCCAAAAGAATTGATTGGCAATTTCAAACACGGCAAAGACGAGATTGAAAGAGGTGACGCACCGGTTGAAACCATAGGAGACTTAGGTTTAAATGATATTAGTTAATGAAGGTTTAAAAGCCGGAGACCTGGAGGGAGTGGTCTCAAACAGATTTTCCGTCGATCGATTCAAATCCAAGATGGGCGATGACAAGAACATCATGGTCCTAGCATTCAGTGTAGATGGACAGGCGCCTGCGAAGGACCTGGAACGTTTTGCAGAGGCTGGATACAAAGATGTGTTGGATGCAGATGCCACACCAGGCACACTGGAAGACGGCAAACACAGGGTATTCATAGAGTTTGCAAGAAAAGAAAATGTAGATCAATCTATAAGAAAATTTCTAGATGATTTGAAAAAACTTACCAACATAGAAAAGTTTGAATTCACGTATCACAAGAGAACAAATCCGTTTGAAGCAAGTGCGAAAAATCTAGCAGATGTTCTACCAAGGACACCAGAAGCATACAACCAAAAAATAAATGCACTCAGACTAGGCGAAGTGAAAGACTTCTTTGACAGATTCCAGATGATGGAATTCAAACTGGACAACAACATGGTCACGATAAAGAAACAGAATGCAGATGAGTTGAAGTTCGAGCTTCACGCATTTGGTGAGACGAAACTGATCATGAACGAAATCAAAGCATTCAAATTAGACGAAACGGCCATGAGCGAGTGCATGTTCCTGACCAAGTACTTCGGTCCTTACAACATCACAAAAACCACAGAAAACAGATTCATATTCAGCAAAGATGGTCATTCGACACTGATGAGCAAGACCGGCTGGTAAAAAATAATATACGCATATATTGATAAATAATTGCATGAGATTGAGTGCGAACTTCACACTACAGGAATTTACTAAAAGTCAGACAGCCTTAAGGCAAGGCCTAGACAACACTCCGAACGAACAACACCTAGCAAGTGCTAAAAAATTATTTGAGAACGTTGTGCAAAAAGTCAGAGAGAACTTTGGCGTCACAGTGATCAATTCAGGATACAGAGGTCCGGCACTGAACGAAGCGGTTGGCGGATCAACCAAATCACAACACTGCAAAGGCGAAGCAGTTGATATTGAATGTCCAGGCACTCCCAACTACGACGTGGCAAACTGGATCAAACAAAACTGTGACTTCGACCAATTGATATTGGAATTCTACACACCGGGCATACCTGATTCAGGTTGGGTTCATGTGTCGTACAAATCAGAAGGGAACAGGAAACACGTTCTTACAGCAATGAAAGAGAATGGAAAAACTGTTTACAAGACTGATCTCATCCAATAAATACGTACATAATGTTCGGACAAATTAAAATGGTAATAACGATAATACTCATCGCGGGTATAGCCGGTGCGGGTATGTATGTGATGAAATTGAGAAGCGACAACGCCACACTCAAAGCAAATCAAATCAAACTTGAAACTGCTGTTGCCGAACAAACAAAAGTTTTGGAACAACAAAAAGAAGACTTCACAGCAATACTAGAAAGTAATAAAAAACTTAATGTGTTGATCAACACCTTCAAGAAAGATTTACAAGACCTCGACAAACGTTTCACAAAGAAAAACAGAGACATCGGCAAACTGGCCATAGACAGAACCGAGGCCATTGAGAGAATAATCAACAAAGGTTCAGCCAATGCGGCAAGATGTGTTGAATTGGCATCGGGTGCCGAACACACAGAAGCAGAATTAAAAGCAACTTTAAAATCAGAGATAAATCCGGAATGCCCTAGTTTGGCAAATCCGAACTATGTACACTATGAATAAGATCATCAATTGGCATAAGGCGTGGTGCGAGAAATGGAGACAGGCAATGAAGATGTCTCACTATGGAACATACTGGGTAAGTTTCTTTAAGGGTGTGATTCTAGTGCTTTTGATATTAGCACTGACAGGTTGTAGCATAGGCGGAGAAAAGAAAATCAAACTTTTCCAAATCGAACAACCTAGAGAGAAACTTGATTATCCAATGCCGACAGCATTACAGTTGGAAGAACTTAAATGGATTATCATTACAAGTGAGAACGCAGACGAAGTGTTTGCTAAACTAGAAGCGGCAGGCATAGATCCTGTGCTTTTTGGATTGACAGACAAGGACTACCAAGTACTTGCTAGGAACTTCGCACAGATCAGACAGAAACTGCAAGAGACCAACAACCTCCTGGAAGAATACAAGAAATACTACGAACCAAAGGAGACGGAATAATGTGGACCTACAGATGTAAATTGAGAAGAGTGGTGGACGGAGACACTGTGGACGTGGACATCGACCTGGGCTTTGGCATATGGCAGATGAATGAACGTGTGAGGATCATGGGCATAGACACACCAGAATCAAGGACAAGGGACAAGATTGAAAAGAAATTTGGATTGGCCGCAAAAGCCAAACTGAAATCACTGCTTGGACCAAAACCGGTATTGCAGACAACCATCAGCAAGAAAGGCGAGGACATGAAGGGCAAGTTCGGAAGGGTGCTTGGAGACTTCATAATAGACGGCAAACAGGTATCACAGATCATGTGCAAGGAAGGCCATGCTGTGGCATACTTTGGTGGATCTAAAGCAGACACACAGAAACAACACATGAAAAACCGGAAAAAACTAGTGGCCGAGGGTGTTGTCAAAGGTGCGATAGAATAAATACGTATATTATTAATTAGAGGAAAAAAACATGGAACTTATTTTAGCATTAGCAATGAAATTTTGGCAATGGACAATTCTAATAGCCGTTGTAATTATTGGAGCGATTATCAACTTCGCAGACAAAAGAAAAAAACCAAATCTTAAATTCAACTTCAAAGGCTTTCCTGAGTTGAAGCCACTACCTATTAAAACAAAAGGTAAAGGTTTCTGGAAAGGAATCGCTATGTGGTTGCTGTCAACACGTAATTGGGAGATCACAAAAGACTGGAAGTATAACATTGATGGAACAGAATATGTTATACCGGCAGGATTCACGTTTGATGGTGCGAGCATTCCAAAGTTCCTAAGAACTTTCTTCTCACCTGTGGGAGTTTTATTGATCGGCGGACTTGTACACGACTACGCATACAAGTACAAAACACTTCTACAAGTCAACAAAAAGAAAACAATGGGCGATCTAACACAGAAGAGGGCGGACGAGATCTTCAGAGATATTAATATTATTGTGAACGGTTTCTACACCATGAACTATCTAGCATACTGGTCATTGAGATTGGGCGGCTTTGTTGCATGGAATGGTCATAGAAAAAGAGACGCTAAAATACCAGGAATTAAATAATGGCAACACTTAACGAAGACAAATTGATCCCAAAGAAAAAAATCAATATCGAACTAGAAGTAGATACAAACCTAAATGACAGTAGCAAAAATAGATATCAAGGATTGATTGATCTAGCAAAAGCAATTGACAGTTGGAGAATATTTCCAAGAATATTCATAACAACTTATATCTTTTTATTGTACAAAGTTGTTATATGGTATATGGATTTAGCGGCTCCTACAATGGAACAATCAGGTTTGGTAAGTATCGTGGTTGGTGCGGGTGCGGCATGGTTTGGTCTGTACACAGGTTCAAGAGCAAAATCAAGCAAATAACCACCAGGCGTTGACAAACGCCATATCTAGTATAAAATATTAGTAATGAAGAATTATTATGACGTGCTAGGTGTGAATGAACAGTGCACCAGTGCGGACATCACGAAGGCATTCAAGGACCTGGCCAAGCAACACCACCCAGACAGGGGCGGTGACAAGGACAAGTTCCAGGAGATAAACGAGGCACACGACACACTGAAGAACTCACAGAAGAGGCACGACTACGACACCATGCGTAAGTTTGGCAACGCCAACACCGGAGGCGGACAGCATCCGTTCTTCAACGAGGACATATTCGGTGACTTCTTCTCGGGTTTCCAGGGTGGAGACATGGACTTCAACACCAGTTTCAACTTCACCAGAGGACCAGGCGGTGAGAGGATCTTCAGGCAGAACAGGACACAGACTAGGGGCAACAGGAACGTACAAGTCAGGATGGCAATCAGCATCAAGGAAGCCATGACCAAGAGTGAGAAGACTATCAACTACAAACTGCCAAGTGGCAGGGAGGAGTTCGCAACAGTGAACATTCCAGCGGGTGTGCAACACGGTGTCACATTCAAGTACTCAGGCATGGGTGATGATTCTATAAAGAACCTACCACGTGGTGATCTGATGGTAGTGATGAGTGTACTTGACTCAGACGGCTACACAAGGAAAGGCAATGACCTATACACAGACAAGACCATAGACTGCTTCCAAGCAGTGCGTGGATATGAATTCAATCTCCGGACACTGGAAGACAAAATAATTAAAGTAAAAGTACCTGCGGGCACACAACCCAACACCATACTACAGGTCAAAGGACAGGGAATGCCCGTACACAAGACAATAGGCATACGTGGGAACCTGTACGTTAAGATACACGTGCTGATTCCACAATTGAGTGCCGCGGACTTGAAGAAGATAAAGGACCTATGAGGACAAAGAAGAAATACATACACGTGAACCAACACGTGATCAGGGCGAACAAGAAGCACGGAACGAACGATCCCGTGATCACAATCAAGCAAGGTAGTAAGAACACCTACTGCCACGAGGTCGAGATCAAAGGACCAAGCAAGATCGTATACGGTGGCAACGACAAGCCGTTGCTGGCCTGCGGTGCGAGAGTGGTCATAGAGACAGAAGCGGACGTGGAGATAGTGAAATGATACAAGTGTTCCAATACCCACACGAGACACTGATGCAAACCAGCACACCCTGGACGGAGCATGATCGCATCGAGGGATATGATGACATCGAACACTTCGAACAGGACATGATCAAGGTCATGCTGGATGAACGGGGTATGGGACTGGCCGCAAATCAGATCGGCATTACCAAAAGATTCTTTGCAATAGGACATGAAACATTTGACACATTTAAGAAACATGCTATAATTTGGAATCCATTGATAAAAACACAAAGTGAAGAAAAAATTTTTGACGTGGAAGGGTGTTTGAGCTTTCCAGGCATCTTTGTAAAAGTAGAGAGACCAAAGCAAATAGAAGTACAATATGAAACAACACAAGGTGAAACAAAAACAGCAAGACTCGACGGAATGGAATCCAAGTGCTTCCAGCATGAACTCGATCACCTTGAAGGTATTACATTTAATAAAAGGGTTAGTAAACTGCGATGGGAAATGGCAAAGACAAAATCAAAATAGGAAAGCGGACTAAAGTATGGAAAATATTGAATGGGACATACAAGAAACAAACTCCAATACAGAAAGACGTGGAGAGATTGATTTGTGCAATACAACAGGAATTAGAATGGGACAAGAAGGACATAGCAACACATTTAAAAATACAAAAAGGAATAATAGATTGGAGTGGAGATGTTAGAAGCAAACGAAGGACTAGAAAACATATTCGAAAACGCAGTTAAAGAGGCAGAGAAAAGACAGCACGAGTACGTTACGATAGAACATGTACTGTTAGCACTTGTCAAAGATGAGGCTATAGGCACAGTGCTACACGACTTCAAAATACAAGTTGGTGCTTTGATAAAAGACATCGAAGACTACCTAGATACTAAATGCAACGACATAATCACAAAGGGCAAAGAACCCATGACCCCAAGGAAGACTGCCTCTCTAGAAAGATTGATGAACAGGGCATTCACCCAGGCACTATTCCAGGGCAGACAGGATGTCAGTTCTGTGGACATACTAATATCAATATTTGCAGAGAAGAAGAGCTACGCGGCATTCTTCCTTAAAAAACATCAGGTCAACAAACAGGACCTCATAGACCTTGTGTCAACAGAGACCATACTGGATGAAGGCATGGCAGGCATGGGAGGCCCGGGAGAAGCAGGACCAGAGCAGAAACTGAGACCCAACCAAGCGGACAGGATACTAAAGAGTTACTGTGAGAACCTGAACCAGAAATACTTCGACAAGAAGATTGATCCCGTGATAGGTAGGGAGCAAGAAACGGAAGATCTAAAACAGATATTAGCAAGAAGGAACAAGAACAATGTTCTTATCGTTGGTGACCCCGGTGTTGGTAAGACAGCGGTGGTAGAAGGACTGGCAAGAAGGATTGCGAAGAACAAGGACGATGTGCCAGAATACTTGAAGGATCACATTGTTTGGAGCCTAGATGTCAACAGCCTTATAGCGGGCAGTAAATTCAGAGGTGACTTCGAGGAGAGATTAAAATTGATTGTAAACGCATTAGATCAAAAAGGCAAGTCAATCTTGTTTATTGATGAAGCACACATGATAGTGGGTGCTGGCGCAACTGGTCAAGGCAACAACATGGACATGGCAAACATGCTTAAACCTGCACTGCTAAAAGGTTCAATAAAAGTACTTGCATCAACCACTTGGGAAGAATACAGGAAATACTTTGAAAAGGACAGAGCATTGATGAGGAGATTCCAGAGACTACAAGTGGGAGAACCCAGCAAAGAGACAGCAGTGAAAATATTGAAAGGTGTGAAGCAATACTACGAGAAGTTCCACAACTGCACGATTACCGATGAGGCCTGTGAGGACGCTGTGGACTACTCCACTAAATTTATCGCTGACAAGAAACTGCCAGACAAGGCCATAGATGTGATTGATGTAGCATGTGCTAGATTGAGACTGAATGGAGTAAAAGATGGTAAGATAGATCATGAAGAGATAATACATGAGATATCTGTCATGACAGGTATAAGCATTGAGCAATTGAGTCAAAAGCAGGCAAGTAATTTAAAAACTTTAGAAGAGAAGATGAAACTGCAGGTTTACGGACAGGACAAAGCAATCAACACTATTACAGACAAGATTTTAGTTGCCAGAGCAGGCTTGAAAAGCCTTACAAAACCAGTAGGATCATTCTTGTTCCTAGGACCAACAGGATGCGGTAAGACTGAGACTGCAAGACAACTGGCAAAAACACTAGGTGTTGAATTGATAAGATTTGACATGTCAGAATATCAAGAAAAACATTCTATCGCAAAACTGATTGGATCACCTCCAGGTTATGTGGGGTATGAAGACAGCAACATGGGTGGTGGTATGTTCATCAACGAGGTTGAGAAGAATCCACACGCAGTAGTTTTATTTGATGAGATCGAGAAAGCACATCGAGATGTGTCCAATATGCTATTGCAAGTGATGGATTATGGTACTGTCACAGGTTCAAATGGCAAAAAAGCAGACTGTAGAAACATCACACTTATCATGACTTCTAACCTGGGTGCAGAAGCAATGGAAAGAAACAACATAGGTTTTGGACCAAGTGAAAGACAAGGTGAGGATGATAATGCACTCAAGAAGTTCTTCCCACCAGAGTTTAGAAATAGGCTAGATGCTGTTATTAAATTTGATAAACTTGCAGAACCTACAATGAAGTCAATTGTTAAGAAGTTCTTGTTAGAATTAAACACAATGACCATTGAAAAAAATGTAGAAGTAAATGCAACAGATCCAGCAATAGACTATTTGGTCAAAAAAGGATTCGACGCCAAGTTGGGTGCGAGACCACTACAACGTGTGATAGATGATGAGATCAAGAAACCGTTGAGTAAGATGATGTTGTTTGGAGAACTTACAGAAGGAGGCATGGTAGAAGTCAGCCTAACCACTGACAGTGACCCTAAACTTTCTGTAAACTTTAAAGCAAAAAAAGTTATTGAACAATTCAAGCCAAAGGTATCGGATGAGAAAACATCACAATAGATTATACTACGGCAAGTATAGGTATAAAACAATTTTCAAGATGCCGGGCAGTATACAATTTTATCCTACCACCAACGAACATTTGATTTCTATTAAGAAAAGGCATTACGATGCTTCGGACATGGTCTATCTTGCTAATTTCATAATGCAAAACAGAAACAAAATGAAATTCAGATTCCAGGATAGAAAATCAATGTTTTATTCAGATAAAAAACTTGCACAACAACTGATAGAACAATATTGGGATTATTGGATAGGATCCGAAACTGTTGATCCAAAATTTACAAAATTAGACAGGAACACAGTTGGTTGCACAAGATTGCCACACGGCAAATATCAATATCAAGTGTACCTCAAAAAAGATGCACACCTGCATATAACAAAAGCACAGAGAGATAACCTTAGGGAATTTTTGGAACGCAACGTGGACCACTGCTTGGTGCCAGGTTATGCTATAATGAATTATCTAGAGGACAAGTGTCCGTACTGTTTTGGTGGATATTTCTACGTGACAAAGGAACAATTTATCACTCCCATATACATGATGGCACAGGAGGCCATAGACAAAGTAATTAAATTTAGAAAGGTAAAAAATGGAAGCAATAAAAAAGTTACGAGATAAGAAGATATTCAATGACCAGAGTATTGTTGAGAGTATGATACCAAAATATTGGATGGGATCTCCAGTCATAAAAAGAAGCCTGTTGAGGGTACGTAAAGTACGAGAAGATGACTGTGTCTGTGAAGAACTAGGTGAAGCAGACGGCAAGGCCTACAAGATCAAGTACATCAACATACTGACTGTGGACGGACAGGAGCCAAATGAACTGGCCGCTGTGTACGGACTGGGTCCAAAAACAGCAAGATTCAAGAGACGCAAAAGCGAATAAATAACAACGATGGCACAGACAAGTACAACATTATCAGGTGAAGTTTCACACAAAATCGATATCACAGGCACGGATATAAGCATATCTACTAGCGGTTCGATATCATCTACTTCCACAGTATTGACAGGAGCAGGCAAATTGGCTGTGAGAGATCTAGTAACAATTTCTGGAACGGCTAACAACAACAAAACATTCACTGTCAAAGCGGTAGTTTCAACAACTGAATTCACGGTTGAAGAAACAATATCGGCAAATGATAACGCAGATGGTTCTACTACATTCACATTGGACCACACAGGTTTTGTAACAGACAAAGCCAAAGGTGACGGATACTATTCACAACCAGACGGTGTACACACCGTTGCATATCATCCAGGTGCCACAATAAATGATGATTCAACTATTGGTTTGATCATGCAGGGAACACTGGCTACCACTCCAACAGAGGATGATTGGTTTGATATATCTGGAACAGAAATCACTGATGCATCACTGGATGGATCGACATTGGCTTTCCATGCCAATTTCACTGGCAATTTTGTTTGGGTAAGAGCAAAAGTTTCAGGAATGACTGCTGGTGCAGTGACAAAAATCCTATACAATCACTAAAAAAGTCGCATAAACACTAGATTCTAGCAAGATCAACTCGAGTTGACACATATGCGTTCCGTGTTATAATAATAACATGAACGACAAAGATATAGAAAATATCAACACAGTTGATATCAAGATTACAGCGGAATCCGTTGATGCTCATGTAATGTGCCTCAAAGAGAACGGATACAGAGTTCTCAAAAAATCATCAATCTACACGAACTACATAATGTACTTTTTATTGGGTGGATTTATCATAGGAAGTATGTTGGCATGAGTAGATTAAGAAACTTACTGCTTTCAGGTGCAATGGCAACTACCCTAACTGCCTGCGGTGGAGGCGGAGGTGGTTCTGGCGTTGGAGCAGTAAATGATTTTGTACAACAAGATTTATCAAATTTATCTGGATCAAGTTCTATTGTAAGTTCTTATTCAAGTTTATTATCAACTTTTCAATCAACAATATCTGGTGGAGACTACGGTGCATTACAGGCCGTAATCACAGGACCTGACGCAGAAGATATTTCAACTGCAAACACATTATTAGGACAATTACAACAAGCAGAGGCTCTTTGGGCACAATCAGAAACATTAATTGCAAGTCAAAACAACGCAGACAAATACAAAATTTACAATTCAGCATCTTACAAAGAAGCATATGCGGCCATGGTATATTTGAGAGATCACGTTAAACCTATCATAACAAGAGTATCAGAAGGTAAAACAATTACATTAGAGCAATTAAACAAGGTTGCAAAAGAGGACAAAGCAGAAGAAATTATTACACAAGAAAAAAATAGTACGGCAGTTGAATATGCTAATGCAAAACAAGTTGTAAGCACAGAAGCAAAACAATCAACAGAAGAAACTTACAATCAAACAGAAGATGGTACTCCAGTTGAGGACTTTTCAAACTCTACATGGGAAACAATCGAAGGACAGGGTGGTAAGGAAAAAAGAACTGTTAAAGTCACTACCCCACAAACAAAAGTTGTAAAAACAAAAACTTGTACTTGGACCGAAACAACAAAATTAAGTGCCGATGGTACAAACGTGACTCAAACCACCCCAAGTTGTAGTATAGCAGAAACAAGAACAGAACTATCACCCAAGGTAGAAGATGTAGTGCAATATCAAGAAGGATCTAATCCTGTTGTGACTACAGAAACACTTGCAGACGTTGTGAGTGATCCAACAACAGAATGGAATTCTGCTTATGGAACAAACGGTACTCTAACAACGACAGTGAAAGTAAGCACAACGGCAAATAACGCAGAAGTTGTAGCAGGGTCAGAATCGACTGCAACGGTAGATTATACAAAAACAAGAACAGAAGCAACAGGAACCAAGAACCAAGTTTGGGTGATTGTTGACAATTACACAAAAACAACAGTGACTAAACCTGCAGTTTCAACAACTTCAGATAATGTTGTCTACAAGGATACAAAAACAAAACAAAAGAGAACTTGGACTATAACAACAAAGAGGAAAAAAGTTACATATAAAGATGGCACATCAGAAATCATAGAAACACCACAAGCAAAAGTTTACACAGATTGGCAAACTATACAAACCGAAGTTATAGAAAGAACTGTTAAAGAAAATGAAGTATCATCTAACATATTCTTAACACCAGACATCACAGACACTTTCGTTTCACAAGCAAGTAAAACATTAAAAAATAATGCGTACACGGATGACGATGAGGACTTAGGTACTAAAACAGTAGGATTGAGTAATAATGCCGATGACTTTAAAACAAACGAATTCAACAAAGATACGAGTAAAACTATTATCAACGCCGACAAAGCCTATGCTAGAGGTTGGACAGGTAAAGGTGCGGTACTTGGTGTAATTGATTCATATCAACAAACAGATCACGAAGCACTGAACGGCAAATACAAATGGTACAACAACTATGTTAGATACGAAGACGGTACTAAAGATGCAAACGGAAATGAACTAGGCACAGTTGCAAACGGTGGTAAGAACATATCACATGGTACACACGTGGCAGGTATTGTTGCAGGTAAACGTGATGGTACAGAATTCCATGGCGTGGCCTTTGACGCAGAATTGGTTGGTGCAAACATTGACTATCATGGATCAGGTTCAGCACACATGAGTTATGCTTCGCAGGCCTTAGAAGACATCACAAAATTAAAAAGCACTACTGCACAGGGTGGCGAAAACATGAACATTGTTGCAGTGAACATGAGTTTCAACAAGACTAATGCAAACTTTCATTATGGTACGGTTACACAGTTAAGTGACGGCACATACTCAGCACCTAAGATTACAGACACTATGACACACAGTGGTGGTGGTGCACAGTACTGGAAGGTGGCAACAGACAACGACATAGTGCTTGTGAACTCGGCAGGTAACGGTACATATGTAAACGGTTCAATGAACTACGACTACGCACTGGATCCAGGCATTTGGGCAACACAGGTAGACAACAATGGTGACCTAGTACTGGGTGGCAAGATGATCATCGTAGGTAACTGGGGTGGTACAAAAGCAGATGGACAGGTTGTAGGCAGTAAAGCAGGTCACGTGTGTTTGGACATTGTGAACAATGCCTGTAATGACACATACAAAACATCAGACTTCTACATACTAGCACCAGGTAATTCAGTTTACTCAAGTGTACCAGGTGATGGATACTTGACAATGGGTGGATCAAGTATGGCGGCTCCTCAGGTTACAGGTGCAATAGGTATACTACATCAGATGTGGCCTCACATGAAAGGTGAGAACCTAGTTAAACTTGTACTGAACACAGCCGACACAAACATCAACGGATACGATGTTAATATACACGGACAGGGTATGTTGGATCTGGATGAAGCAACACAACCGCAAGGTGCAATAGGTATTCCAACTACAGGCAGAGTGGATGGCACATTGACTTCACTTAACAACACATACTTCGCAACAGGAAATACAAGTGCATTCTCAAGTTTAGCAAACTTAAAAATTATGGTCATTGATGACTATGACAGAGATTACTACATGAACTTGGGTAGTGGAATGTCAGTCAAAGACAACAGAAAGTATTCAGATATCGATATGCTGATGTCAAACAACAACACTTACTTGCCCACACAACAGATGTATGGATCATTCACACAAGGTGGACAGTACAATTTACTTAATAATTACAACTTTGGCTTTTACACAGGTGAAAACGGTGCTGGTGATTACTCTGCAAACATTGGTAAAAACTTTATGTTACACAAGAATCTTAAACTAAAAACAAGCATAGGACAGATGAGTGAGCAAGAAACATGGTTAGGTAATTCATCGGACGGTGCATTAGGTGTAGGCGATAACAACACCACAAACTTCGGAAACCTAGGTGTTGAATATGCAATAGGCAACAATGTATTAAGTCTGGACTACACAAAAGGCTTTACAGATATAAACACAACAGATGGTAGCATGATTAAAAACTTTTCAGACATAGAATCTGAATCTTACAGGTTGGCTTATGAAATACACAAAGATAAGCACACAACTTTCGGTTGGTCGTTCTCACTTCCAAGTCACATAACATCGGGTTCGATGGACTTGGAAGTAGCCGAAAGTGTTAATTTAGATGGCACGATCAATTACACAGACATCAGCAGTGATCTTAAACAGTCTACTAAAGAGAAGAACTTAGGTTTCTTTTACAGCAAGACACCGGATCATGATCTAGATGCAACATTCAACTTCACAGCAGAATACAGACAGGACGTATCAGGGCAGAACGGACAAGACGGTGTTAATCTAGCAATGAACTATGTCAAGAAGTTTAATGGTGCTTGTGGATTTTTGTTTTGGAAGAACCCTAAATGTTATAACGCAGATGGTTCTAAAAAAGACATGAAGGCTATGTATGCCGACCAAGGCAAAGAGATAGATAATTTAACAAAACACGGACTTGTATACGACCTAGAAACAGACAAGTTTGTGCCAATCAAAAAATAATGCAAAAAGAAATACACAAAGAAGATTATTTTGGCACTCTGATGAGTATACTAGTTGACGAATCACGTAGAATGATGCCAACATTCAATCCCACAAAAGAGTCACACAAGATACAGAATGATATGTGCAAGGCAGGAACTTGGTTGGATCAAGTGCCAGCAAACACAATAATACAATCTGAACCTCAAGAATCAATAAAGAAATTACAAGCAGGTGTGTTGCCAGAATACAGAAGATTAGCGGCCGATCTAATAGAACATTTCATAAAAGAATTCAAGACACAGGGCGGAGATGATGCTAAAATAAGAGAACACTTTGAAAGGATGTACAAATGGAAACAATAGAAATTACATGCACTAACAACGGCAAAACAAAAACAGCCGAGGTGTTAGTTCAAAACGACAAGTACATAAAAGTAGTGCTAGAAGGTACTCAGATATCAATTGAAATGTTCAGAGATACTGTAAATATTCCATACACAGGACACACAGCAGGATTAGAATTTGAATGGCAACAGAAAAACTAAAATTTAAACTAGAACTATACGCAACCATGTGGGATAAGGCTCCTCATGTAGAAATAGTAGTGGATGGTAAAAGTTACTACAACGACGACATCACTAGCACAGATGACAACCCAACACTGATAGAATTTGAAGCAGAAATTGAGGAGGGAAAGGAATGTTCTCTGATCATCAAAAGATCCGGCAAGGGTAGAAATCAAACTGTTGTCAACGAAAACGGAGACCTGCTCAAAGATCAACTATTAAACATCAAGTCCATAGAGATAGATGAGATAGACATAGGTGGATTGGTGTATGAGGGCATCTACACTCCACAATATCCAGAACCATGGGCAACACAACAACGTGAGTCTGGCACAGAGCTGAGAGAATCTTTTAAAAACGTTACAGAGATGGGTCATAATGGAGAATGGAAATTCAAATTTAGATCACCATTCTACATGTGGCTATTAGAGAACCTTTATTAATATAAATATGCTTGTATGAGAGCATCACAATTCATTAAAGAACAAATAGACTCAGACGCTGTAAACGAGCTGGATACCTACATCATGAACAATGAGGACCTGTATCGTAGACGTTTTATGCCCATTATATCCAACATCAGAAGAAAATTAAAGAAGAATGTGTATGACCATGAGAAGGCACAGAAACTTTGGATGTACCTGATTGATGATGCCGCGAAGGAATACGTGAAAGAACATGGCTCTACACAGGACGATGTGGCATCAATGTTTCCTAAAGAAACAAGAGAACAATTAGCAAGAATCATTTCAGACAGAGAACTAGAAAATATTAAACAAGGCGAATACGATGTACCTCAGGGAACTGTTTCTTAGGGAGGACGATCGAGCAACAGCAGTCTTTGCCTTTGGCCGATTCAATCCACCCACAATAGGACACCAGAAATTACTAGACAAAGTCATTTCCATGACTAAACAAGTTAATGGAAAAGGTTATGTATTTTTAACACACACACAAAACAATAAAAAAGATCCTTTGACTTTCAAAGAAAAGCAGGATTACATGAAAATGTTCTATCCTCAACTGGCAATAGGAGATGCTGGTGTCAAAACAATCATACAGGCATTACAGAAGATCCAGGCAGAAGGCCGGACAAGAATTGTCATGATCGCTGGCTCGGACAGGGTAATGGAATTCCAGAAACTATTGAATCAATACAATGGTAAACCAACCAAGGCCGGTAATGTCGAATACAAGTTTGATTCCATTGATGTTGTGAGTGCTGGCGAAAGGGATCCAGACCAGGAAGGTGCCTCAGGTGCCTCGGCATCCAAGGCCAGAGAACTTGCGAACAAAGGACAAGAACATGAATTCAGCAAAGTGATAATGGGTGGAAACACTGGTAAAAAATTGTACAGTATACTACAAGATAGACTTGCGGAGCAGATTGACGAAAACAACAAAAAGTTGTATAATGAAGATATGACAGATGGTAAACCAATTGTATATCTTGACATGGACGGAGTCCTAGCAGACTTCTTCGGTGGTGTGGAATTCCTTTATGGTGTCGAACACTGGAAGGAACTGACGAACGACAAAACAAAAGATTTGAAAAAACAAGTGATTGACAGAATCACAGGTACTGATTTCTTTGCAGTGTTGCCAAAGTTTCCAACAGCAGACGCACTGATCGATATGGTCAAGAAATTCACAGGCGGAAAGTTCAGCATTAACACTTCTCCGTTGAGAGGAGATCATGAGAACAGTGCCAAGTATAAAAAAGTTTGGATATCAAACAACATAGAACAACCAGATGAAATAATAGTGACAGGTAGAAAAGAATCTTATGCCAAAGACAAAGGCACAGGTACACCAAACATACTGATCGATGACAGACCAGTCAACATACAGAAGTGGCAGGCGGCCGGAGGTTACGGAATACTATATCAAGCAAACAGAGACTCACTAGAAAAAGTCAAGAAAGGATTAGAAGACTATGCCAAAGTTTAGCGGAATCAATAGACCATATGCGTCTGGAGACATAGAGAAAACACCACAGGAAAAACAAAGAGAATTAGACGACAAGATGAAGGCTTTTCTGGCAAAGGGTGGCAAGGTTGAGAAAGTCAAAGCACATAAACCTACAAAAGAACAATTAAAAAACTGGACAATATAAGTGGACATTGAAGAATTAAAAAGATTAGCAGGTATAGATAATCTGCCCAAAGAAGATTCCATGGGTGAAAATCTTTCCTACATCGGCACTGCAAAAGCAGAGTATCAGCGAAAACACAACATAAAAGCGGGTACACCCGAGTGGTTCAAACTGTGGTTCGCACAGCCTAAACTCACTGGTGAGAACCCAATACCCAAAAACAAATAAATACTCGCAACATGCGAGCCTTAGAATTCACAGAAACGAAATGTCCTAGAACAAGAGCAAAAGAATGCACTTGTGAACAAATCAGCACGATAACAGAAGCAGAACAGACAGTGGTAGCACAATGCACACTTGAACATTCTGACGCTGTAAAGGGCACTATATTGCTTATGCAGGCACCAAATACACCTACTCTCATCAAAGGCACAATCACAGGACTGGAACCTGGATTGCACGGATTCCACATACACGAGTTTGGAGACATGAGTGATGGTTGCAAGAGCATGGGCGGACATTATAATCCAGATGGAGCAGACCATGGAGACATCAACGAAGGACACGTAGGTGACCTTGGCAACATCACAGCAGATGAATCTGGTATAGCGAAGTTTACCATCGAAGCAAAGAGGGTTGACTTGATCGGAGAACGTTCCGTTATAGGTAGAGGATTCGTGGTGCATGAAGACGAAGATGACCTAGGCAAGGGCGGAGACGCAGAAAGTTTGAAAACAGGAAACGCAGGTGAAAGATTGGCCTGTGGTGTGATCGTGACCAGATCAGAAGACATGACAGAAGTTGCTCCTCCGGGCAAGGAGAAGATGGTCAAAGGACTGAAGAAAAAATTCAAGAAAGATAAATCAGCACCCTACGCCATTGCGTGGGCGGCACACAACAAGGCAAAGAAAAAATGAAGTTCTTAATATTCAATGGCAGTCTGAAGCCTGATGCAGAGTCAAACACGTTCGCAGTGTGTAAGATGTTGCAGTTGGCTTTTGAAAAACTAGGACAGGATTGTGAGATCATCACACTTCGTGACTTAAACTATGAGGGCTCGACCGCGGACATCGACGATGAGCTCAAACCAGAGATAATGAAGATATTCAAGGCAGACGGTGTGGTATTCGCAACACCCATATGGTGGAGTGGACACAGTTGTCACATACAAGGCTTGATGGAAAGAATGGATCCCATATACAACTGGTCCAAAGAAAACAAACATCAGCCTTTCTACAACAAAGTATTTGGATCACTGGTATCGGGTGGCGGTGACGGATTCCAGAAGATACATGGGAATTTATATTCTTTCGCTTCCAACTTTGGATTGACTATCCCACCAAACTGCAACGTCGAATCAAAAGCACAGGGAATGGACGAAATAACGCAGGACGATGACACAGTCGATCAGGTAAAAAATTGTGCCATCAACATGGTCACATGGGCACAGATTTTAAAAGACGGTAATCCGGCCAAGGACGGAAGACACGGAACTATAGACGTCAACAAAACTGACAAATAAATAGCAGTATGATAAAAGAAGCACTTGTTAAAAAACTCGAAGGTGACGTAGAAGTTGCAAAGGCAGATCTAAGGACTTTCCTGGCAAACCCAATCGGTGTTGCAGAACACATCGACTATACGGTTACAGCAGAAAAGAAACTTGAAGCACTCGCAGACGCAATAGACAAACTTGAAGCACTGAAAGATCTGTAACATGAAGATCAGGGAGGTACTTGCTACAAAATACGTACACCCGGACGTACTCACTCAACTGAAAAAGATTGAGAAGAGAATGACCGGTAAAAGAAGAATGGGGTATCACTCCATGATGGCGTATCCTTACAGGGTGGAAGGCTGGTCAAAGAAATACAAAAAAAGTATTAATTGTAACAATCCAAAAGGGTTCTCACAGAAGGCCCACTGTGCGGGGAAGAAAAAATGAAGATACGAGAATTCATAATAATGCCACACACGGCAGACACAATGGGTCTCATACACAAACCCGGAACAGGCCCAAACAACAGATTTGGTTTTAAAAATCATAGCAACAACAAAGCAAACGAAAACAAAATTAAACTATCAACAGATCCAAAATATTTTGGTGCAGTTGGTGTAGAAAAATATAATTCAAGTGGCTTACCAGTTATGAATGTTCCTATCAAACAATTGATTGGATTTGAGCCAGAAGACAAAATGAGTGATCCTAAGAGCATAGAAAAAGTGAATCAAATCGCAAAGGCTGTGCAAAATAAACAACCTATGCCACCCATACTTGCAAGGAAACACAAAAACGGTTATCAAGTTATAGACGGACATCATCGTTTCTGGGGGCAAAGGAAAGCAGGTGCCAGTTCCATAAAGGCAAAAATTGTTCCACCACAAGACATAGAAGAAACTGCAGGTGTTGGCATAGTAACAAAACAGAACGCAACTAAAGATGTTCCTGTAGGCGGCCAGTACATGAACGTGAAGAAATTGAAGTTGGACTGGAGAGAGTTTAATGAGAACTTCGCGGATGGCAAGAAGAAGGGCAAGAGCAGACCCGGACGTGTGAAACGTTCAGGTGCCAGTTGCAACGGCTCTGTCACGTCATTGAGAAGCAAGGCCAAAAAAGCATCAGGTGAACGTGCAAAGATGTATCACTGGTGTGCCAACATGAAATCCGGAAGAAAAAAGAAATAATAATTACATGTACTATGAAGTACATTCTATTGCTGGCATTCGAATACAAACACTACAAGAAACCTGCTATCATAGAACTGTTCGCTGATGATCTGCTCATAGACAGCATTGAGTTGCATGAGTCGATAGGTCGAAAGAACGGTGAGTTGGTGCATCCGTATCATAACGCTGAGCTCTCTGAGCTCTGGCCTAGGGAAGTAGCAAAATCAAAATCCGGTTGGGGAACGAGTAGGTGGGAGTGCAAATTTCCAAAGTATGGCAAATGGAAACACTGGGACGACAAGTGGTCAGTGTGCGAAAAAGTTTTCACATTTGAGATAGACGACAGTATGCTCAAAAACAAATTAACGCTGAATGTGATCAATCATAACAACAACAACTACACAAACGGATTTATGTCAAAGGCCTCGTCTTTCCAGTTTGACATGGTAGCACTACTACCTAAGAAATATTTCGAGGACATAAGTCTTGTGGACAAGGAACTGCCTGATGTACTTGGCCGTAATCATGGAAGATCGAGCCCTTATGATCATGACACCGTGCAAGATTGGAGTTGGCCTGGTCTCCGGAATCAAACAAAATATGATGCTGAAAAAGACGATTGGGTCCAGGACGGAAAAGAAGATTTCGTTGGCAATATGCTGACCATGGGAGATTCGTTCTGTTATGAATACTATCTGACTGATTGGAATGGCATAAAAGTCATAAGACCCAAGAACGTCAGTGATCGCTTCTTAAACGAACTGTACTGCTTCATGTGTCCTGTATTTTTAACTTATATGCTGAAGGCAGGACTGAATAAATAACAATAGAATGAAAATCAACGAAGTAATCATCAAGAGAATACAAGAGAATGCAACCGCAGGTGCCACAAGTTCGGGCAACATAGCATCAGTAGTATCACCACACATAGCGATAGGCAGAGACAGATTCAAGAAATCATACACAGGCACCCCTGGTAAGTCAGGCACAAAAGCACCTAAGTTGCCCAAAATAGTACAACACAAGAACCCAAATGGCACAGCCAAAGGTGCACACGCACTTCCAGGCGTGAGCCTGTTCGGTGGACCGGGTATAAGAAGATAATGAGCACACTGGTTCTAAAAGAGGAATGGGCAATCAAGTGTAAGAACTGCGGTTGCGACTCACACTGCGGCAAGGAGTGCAAAAGGAAAGAAAAACACTACCCTGTAGACGGATATTTCGAGTACGACATAGAGGTGTGTCGGCAGTGTAGATGTGACGCCTGCCAAGCATAAATACTGACACTATGAGATTCCACGAATTTAAAGAAGACAAAGGATCAACGTTAGCATCAAGAACGATCAGCAGATACGCTGATGAGATTGGTTCAGACAGCATGGACTATGACATGTTCAAGAAGTCCGCTGAGTTGTTGGACGCTGGAAAGTTGAAATCACTGGCACAACATCTATACTATGCTGACACATCTCCAAGGGAGTATGTGATGAAAGTTATTTCAAAGAAAGATCCAGAAACTTTCAGGAAGATGTATGGTGACCAGGAAGGTTACTTCTCTACCATGGAACCTGTTAAAGATCTTGCAGATTCAGAGATAAACGAAGGCGCTGACTTCTACGGCTACTACAAGGACAAGGAAAAGGGCTATTGGTCATATCCCAAGGGCATGAAGTTCAACATAGGACACGTCAGCAACGTGACGGCTAGATCAATACTGGGATCACTGGGACTTGAAAGAGATTTCGAGAACACCAGTCCATACCCAATTGACGAATTCCTAAAGGCCACGGACGCCTTCCTACGCATCAACGCACAGGACAAAGATTCTGTGGAGTACGACAACGTGGAAGCGGTACACCAAGAAGCCACAAGATTCAAGAAAGAACATCCAGAAATAACACACGTGGGATTCAACTAGGATGAAGTTCGAGGACATCCACGAACTCATGCAGAAACCGGAAGTGAAACCGGACACCTACGAGGCCGGCATGGCACTGAACCAACTGCTGAAGATAGGCACACACGCGATCAAGATACACAACATGATCAAGGACGACCAGGAGATGGAGGCATGGGTGGCCAAGAAGATCGACCTGGCATCAAACTACGTGAAAAGTGTACACGGTTACACCGCTGGCGAAAAGGCGGGCACCTACGATGACGCGGGCATGACCGAAGACGCGGACTTTGATGCGGAGGCGTGGTCTAACGAAAAAGTAGAAGACCATGGACTTGAACTTATGCGATTGGCGAAAGGACAACCTATAGATATACCGGCTTGGGACAGTTATTACGATGACATGGATGATGGAAGACCACTTAATGACCTAGATGCAAACGCAAGGGCAGATGACACAATCGGAGGAGAAGTCACGGGAGCGATCAGAGATCATATGGCTGATATTGAAAAGGCAGGCTATATAGGAGACACTTTAAAATTTAAACCAACAGCAGACACAATCAAATACGCACAGAACATAGTAAACTCTCCGGAGTTCAAGAAAGCATTCAACAGCACGGAATCAGTTTCAGAGGACGCGGGCGAGGGACACATGAGCAAAAGCCAGTTGTACCAGACTGCCAAGATGTCAATAGAACTACTGGACATGATCAAAAAAGGTGATGACCTTGAGGGTTGGGTGCAGACCAAACTGAACCTAGCGGCGGACTACCTACAAGCAGTTTACCACTACGAAGACTACCAGAAGTTAAATCCATACAGGGAAGAACTAGACAGTTCATTGATGCAGAAACACGCAGGAATAATACAGAAACATCTAGACGAGATCTTGGAGAGGAAATGCAGGGCGGAAGATGTTGACACAAAACCAGGCATGATGAGAATATTAAAGAAAAGAGTAAACGAAGTTGAGAAAGAGATAGCCAAAGAGAACAGGAAAGAGACAAACGAAGGACCGTTGGACAGTATTAAAAAAGCATTCGGTACTGGGGCAAGAAAGTTAGGTGCCAAGGCGGCAGGTGCTGTTGGAATGAAGAAAACCGCGGCAGGTTTACAAGGCAGAGTTGATGTGGACAAGAAGTCAGCAGAACTAGATACAGCATTAGCACAATACGTTGGACAGCAAAGGGGAGACAAGAACAAGATTGCACCAAATATATTACAAGGATTCCTGCAGAAACAAGGCATTGATCAGAAGTACATGCAGTACGTGAAGGGTCCGATCAACCAACAACAGGCAGGTAAACTGATAGATAAAATTGCGGCGGACAGTTTCGCCGGAAAAGTTAACAGGAAGCAACCACAACCACAACAGGATGTAGCAAAATCAGTGGCACAGAGAGCCAATCAGATGAAGGGTGTGTTGGGACAACAAGGTGGATCGGCACAACAGGTCGCAAAAGGACTGGGCAAGGCGGCCCAAGGACAGAGAATGGATCCGGTACAGATCAAGCAGTTGGCACCATATGCCGCACAGATACAAAAGATAATGGCTGATCCTAAGTTGGCACAAGTTTTTAGACAGTTGATAATGAGGGCAAACAAAAAACAAACTGTCACAGCAGATGTGAATGAGATGGATTTGGATGAAGGCAAAATCAAAGACTGGGCAAAGAGCCTAGCAATGGCGGGTGTATTTGTTGCAGGGTTGGCAGGCGTTGGATCAATCAACGATGCAATCAACAACAGTGTGCCGGCAATACAGGCAATGAACACAGCACTAGAAATGGCAAAAGAGAGAGGCGACGATAATCTAGTGGCACAAATTGAAAAAGACCTGAAAGGTGCTAAATTGAGGCTTGACATAGGCAAGGATCTGAATCAAGTCAAATACCTACAGGACAAGTATGAGAAATTCATACAGACAGAGAGCCTGACATACGAGTCAAAACTGCAAATAAACCTAAATCAACGTCTTAAATAAACACGAAACAATTTATAAATACTCATATGGCAACAAAAAAATCAGCAGACACAAGTTTCAGGGATCTAGTAGCTCGTTTGAATGCTATGAATAATGTTACTCCAGAGCAGGAAAGACAAGCATTGATAGAATCTGTTGGACAAGCACCAAAAGTATTGGATGATAAAGAAGTTTCATTGGCTGACATTGCCAGACTAGCAGGCATCAAGGAGTATGTTGAGACAGTAAAACATTCTAAAAAAGCAGAAAAATTAGTAGAGTCTATCGTTGCTGAACCAAAAGCAGAATCTGTCATAACAAAAGCGATTGCAGAATCAGACGCAGATGATTCCATATCAACTTCTATCAAAAAAGAAGTGAACGAAGAAGTTAAAAGATTGGACAAGATTGCAGAACTAGAAACACAACTGGCAGAATTGAAAGCGGCAGAAAAAGAAGATGCCACCATGGATGACAAAGCATTCAGAGAAGTGTTCACAAAAGAAATCACAGAATACGTCAAAGAAGCAGAAGCAACAGATTTAGTGGAACTTTACAACAAGTTCTCAGCCAACGAAGTTGACATGAACGAGAATGCTTTTATTATTAGAACTCCAGAAACTACTGAGATCATAGCAGATGCAGAGAAGGCAGAAGCACCAGAAGAGGAAGTTATTGCAGATGCTGAAGTAAGTGAAAAAACTAAAGACTTTGTGGATTACGACAGAAACAAAGAAGAGCCACACACACCGGAAAAAGACGGTGAAGAAGAAGCAGAGGACAAGTCAGACGAGAAAGACGATGACGGTGAACTTCCTATGCTAGACCCAGAGTTCGATGACGAAGAAATGGGTGAAGAAGTAGAACTGCCCGCAGAAGACAAGTTCACAAACGACCTAGACCCATCAGAAAAAAAATAATCTAAAAAATTAAATATAAGTGTATGCAACTACACTTGACCGACAATAAATTCACCCCCAATCCCTACTGGAGTGAACGTATCACAAGTGTGTTTGCCTGTCCACCCAAAGACACAGTTGACCTGTTTGACCAGAATGGCTATGACCTTACTCGACTGGAACAACTATATGCTGTGGCCAACGGCGAAAATACCACAAAACACAGGGACGGGGAACACATCACACTACGAAAAACATGGTTCACTGCTGATTCCCCAGATTCTGGTCCACACATAAATCATGCTGTGATGTTCGAGAGGAAAGGGTATAGCGGAGACGCACTGCAACAACTGAAATCATGGGCAGACTACAGGCCACAGTTCCACAAACTGGTGTCGATGAAACCTAAGTGGGGATTAGATTTTTCAATAGACTACTGTGACAGGGACGGCAACGTGTTCGAACTGCTACACTGGGAGTATGACAGTTTCGAATACAACGAGATCGAGGACAAGAAGGCGCGGATGGAGGAGTTCCTCGTGAACCAGGACTGGGATGAAAGGGCAGAACAGATGCTGGAACGCAAGGAAGAATGGCACGGATTGGGCTTTTTCGAGCAGAGCGAATGGAAAACACGGTTCTTTGGTATAGACAAAGAACGTTTCAAGATGGTGCTGTGGAAATAAATACAGCATATGAGCTCAATACCCTATAACTATGGCAAATACGTTGATGACACAGTTAGACTGCGTGATCAGGGTACAGTAGACGCAGGCAAACAGATCCAGTCTCCAGCAAGTGCAGGTAGCAGGGGTTTGGCAAAAACAACACAATTCACAAACGACAGGACACAGATGCAGATGGGCAACTCACCGATAGCAGAATCAATGGTAGAAATAAGAAACATACTAAACAGGATCGACGGTGTGAACGTACCGGTGCAGGAAGACGCAGGCGAGAAGATCGCCAATATGGCACAGAACATGACCAAGGACCAGTTCATGGGTCATGCTGATGAGTTAGGTCTAACTCCAGAAGAGGCCGCGGAACACTACGAAAAGATGCAGGGCGGTGCACACGTGCCAACAAACGAGATCAACGAACTGGCGGACGACGACAAGATTGAATTCACGAAGGTGATGCTGGACATATCGCAGATCAAGGACAGGGTGGAAGCACTGTCTGTGGACGAGGATGCCAAGAGGTCAGCGTTGCAGTCACTGACAAACGCGGAAGAGGCCCTGGTGGCACTAGATGAATCAGTTTCAGAAGACGCAGGCGACAATTACTTTGATTATGAAAATCGTGATGAATATGCGGACAACATGGAGAAATACGGTGACGTGGACAAGACTCCGTTAACGCCACAGGAGAGACAGCAGTTCGCGAAGTGGTTGACTGCCACCGCAAACGAATATTTTGAAAGGGCTCTCGAAGGAGTGAATGAAATTGGCGATGATCCATATGACCTCGATGACGAACAGATAAAACTTCTTCCAAAAGTAAAGGAATTTTTACAACAATCACATGCCAAAGGCAACCTAGATCAATTCGCAGACGATGTATTGGATGTGGAGGAAAAATTCGGTGATGAAGATCTGTTAACGAATGATGATGGTTACTACCAAGCCAAGGATTTTTCACAACACGCCACGAACTATACGGCTGGCCTAGAAAAGTTAAAGAGCAAAGGTCAAGATTACACGGTCAAGACGATCAGAGGAGTGCTGGATTACATCGACGACGATCCACACATATCGTCGGCCATGTTGGTTTTCCAACAGGATTTCGAAGGCACGCCATTGCAGAGAAAAGTTTCAAGAGTACAGGCGTCCGAATCAGTTTCAGAACACGAGGACGAACTCAGCAGGCTCAAGGAACTGTCAGGCATCCAGGAAGACGACAACGAAACAAAATACTACGAATACACGGGCAAGGCATTCGCGATCAGACCCAGCGGAGAATCAGTCTGGGCCAACAAGGCCGATATCCCAGGCGTGATCAACGTGGAGTCCATCATGATATCACACTATCCTGACATGGATGACTACGTGGAACTCACAATGGAACACGACGGACCATGGGAGATCTACACGGACAAGGCGGTGGAAGCCGCACTGGAGAAGACACTGGGCATGCCGTCAGGATCCATCAAATGGTCAGAACAGGGACAACAGGAGAAGGGCAGGGCACACTTCGACGTGGCCAGCACAGCCATAGGTAAAGTGGCGGGTTCTTCAATGTTCAAACAAGTCCAAGCAGAAGAATCATTCAAACCGTTCCCAGAAGAGGACGAGATGACCTTCGAGGACGATGATGCGTTCTACGAAGCGTTTGGTGAACTGGGTTTCCCAGAAGACGAGAACGAATTGTTTGACGCGGAGTACAGAGGACGTAAAGTTCCGCTTAATAAACCAATGCGTGGTGATGTGAAGAAATTCAAAGTGTATGTCAAAGATCCAAAATCTGGCAACGTCAAGAAGGTCAACTTCGGACACGGTGGAAGTTCAGCCAGGAAGGCGGGACAGAAGACGATGAAGATCAGGAAGTCAAATCCAAAGGCGAGGAAAAGTTTCAGGGCACGTCACAACTGTGCCAACCCAGGACCAAAGACCAAGGCCAGATATTGGTCATGCAGGAAATGGTAAATGAAGATCACGGAAGTAGTTGGGATATCCGAAGCCGAATTTGAGAAATTGGCAGAGAAGAAGGACGCCTGCTACCACAAGGTTAAATCAAGATACAAAGTTTGGCCATCGGCCTATGCCAGTGGTGCTCTGGTCCAGTGTCGCAAGAAGGGTGCGGCCAACTGGGGTAACAAGAGCAAATGAGAATCACAGACGTAATCACAGAGAAGTGTTGGAAGGGGTACGAGAAGCGGGGCATGAAGACCATGTTCGGAAAACGTGTGCCCAACTGCGTCAAACGTGAGGACGTCGACTTCTGTGTGCGTTGTGGCGACATCATAATGGCAGAGACATTGAACGAGGACCTCAAGAAATGGTTCAAACAGAAATGGGTGCGTTTCGGTCCCAAGGGCAAGATCCGTGGAGCCTGTGCTCGTGGCAGTGAGAAGGAAGGCAAACCGAAATGTTTACCAGCCAAGAAGGCCTACGCTCTCGGCAAGAAGGGTAGGGCGAGTGCGGCTCAGAGAAAGAGAAGACAAGATCCCAATCCCAACAGGCGTGGTAAAGCCAAAAACGTCAAAACCAAAAAAAAATGAAGATCAAAGACATCACAGAAGGTCCTCATGATCCTTACACCCACAAGGCAATTTTTTTCGCTGGGTCTCCCGGTGCGGGCAAGACGTATGTTGCCAGGAGATTAGCAGGCACATTTCAAGGATTGAAACAGGTGAACATGGATATCTGGTTCAAGCGTCTCATGACAAAGAAAAACCTGTCTTGGAAAATGCCTCCCGAAGAAGAACCCGAGAGAGAAAGACAAAGGCAAAGATCAAAAGAATTGGTCGCCAAACAGCAACAGTCACACACCAAGAGTGGCCTGGGCTTGTTGATCGATTCAACCGGCAGATCATACGAAACCGTGCGAGATATCAACAAAGAGCTCGAGGACAAAGGATATGAAACGACCATGGTTTTCGTCAACACAGATCTACAGACCGCACTGCGTAGGAACAAAGAAAGGGAACGTACATTACCAGATGAACTAATACATCGGAATTTCAAAACCATTACACAAAATCTGGGAAGGTTCCGGCGTTTGTTTGATGATTTACACGTGATCAATAACTCCGATGATGACAGAGACACAGTGGATGACCAAATAGCACAAGTGGAAAAAGACCTTCGAAGGTTCTTGCGGTAAAATACTAGGCCACCAAGAAAAAATAATTTGCATTCCTTACAATTCTGTTATATACTTGTTGGATAACAACAGGAGAAACAAATGGCAGTAAGAAACTTCAACGACGCTGAGAAGCAGAAACTAATACAGATCATATCACAGGGCTCACAGGTACTGGGTGAGGTCGAGGACTTGAAAGGTGGATTGAAAGACACAGTCAAGGCAATAGCGGAAGAACTGGAACTGAAACCAGCACTTATCAACAAAGCGATATCAGTGGCACACAAGGGCAACTACCAGAACATCGCGGACGAGATGGACACGCTGGAGAGCATCCTAAACACGGCCGGCAAACTTTAATGTTGGCGAAAGTCAGATCATTCTGGCTTCGTAGTTTTGAGAGTGACAGGACGGCGTTCTACTTCGAACTCGTCAGTTTCATTTTCACAGTTGGAGCCAGCCTAACACTTGCGATCACAGCCTCGGATCCGGACATGACTATAGTGTATCCGGGATTCCTAGTAGGAGCACTCACACAATGTTATGCTTCATACAGGAGAGAAGCGGCGTTCGTGATGATGATCACTGGCTACTTCGCAATCATAAATGTCTACGGCTACGGCGTGGCAAGTTATTGGTGGTAAGATGAGTTACATAGACGCACTATACAAAAAAGACGAAGACAGGATATACGTTGTAGAACGTGATCCCAAGAAGGGTCGTGTGTTCGTAGAATACGATGCACGTTACGTTTTCTACTATCCAGATGCGAGGGGCAAACACAGAAGCATGACTGGAGAACCATTGCAGAGAGTGGTGTGTCAGACAAACAAGGAATTCATTAAGGAGCAGAGGATTAGGTCCAACAAGCAACTTTATGAACAAGATATCAATCCAGTGTTCAGATGCCTTGAGGAGAACTACCTAGGCAAGGAGACTCCCAAGTTGAACACCATGTTCTTTGATATTGAAGTTGACTTTGACCCTGAGAGGGGTTACTCAACTACAGATGATCCGTTCATGCCCATAACTGCCATAAGTTGTTATATGAGCTGGACGGATCAACTGGTCACACTTGCAGTACCTCCAAAGACAATCAGTATGCAAGATGCAAAAGTATTGACAGAGAGATTTTCAAATACGATGTTGTTCGAGAAAGAGAAAGACATGCTGGACGCATTCTTACAACTAGTGGAAGACGCAGACATACTGTCAGGTTGGAACAGTGAGGGATATGATATTCCATACACAGTTGGTAGGATACAGAAAGTGCTGAGTGGTGATGACACAAGGAGATTGTGCTTCTGGGGTCAAAAACCCAAGAAGAGAGTGTTTGAAAAATACGGCAGGGAACAGTTGAGTTTTGATCTGATCGGTCGGGTACACTTGGACTTGCTAGAACTTTATAGGAAATACACATACGAGGAGAGGCACAGTTTCAGACTTGATGCGATAGGAGAGCATGAGCTGGGTGAAAAGAAAACTGTATACGAGGGTTCCTTAGACAACCTGTACAAAAACGATTTTGGATTGTTCATAGAATACAACAGGCAAGATACTGCACTGTTGGCCAAACTCGAAAAGAAACTAAAATTCATAGAACTGGCCAATGAGATTGCACACCAAAACACTGTGTTGCTACAAACAACGATGGGTGCAGTTGCAGTTACAGAACAAGCAATCGTAAACGAAACACACAGGCGTGGTATGATTGTGCCTGGCAGGAAGTACAAGAAGGATGGCGAAGAGAACCAACCGGCGGCGGGTGCATACGTGGCCACTCCGCAAAAAGGAATACACGACTGGATAGGATCCATTGACATCAACTCACTGTACCCAAGTGTGATTAGGGCACTGAACATGGGACCGGAGACCATTATAGGACAGATAAGGCCTGTGATAACTTCAGCAGAGATCAACAGGGCCAAACACGCCAAGAAATCATTTGCGGCGGCTTGGGATAGCCAGTTCGGTAGTTGGGAGTATGTTGCGGTGATGAACAAGGAGAAAGGTACGGAAATAATTGTAGACTGGGAAGACAAAACCAGTGTGCGTATGAGTGCGGCACAGATGTATGAGATAATATTCGACGGCAACAACAAATGGATGTTGAGTGCCAATGGTACAATATTCACATACGAGTATGAAGCGATCATTCCAGGATTATTGAAACGTTGGTATGCAGAGAGACAGGAGATGCAACAAAAGATGCGTGACTGCGGAGACAACGAGATTGAGCGAGAGTATTGGGACAAGAGGCAACTTGTTAAAAAGATTAACCTGAACAGTCTGTATGGTGCAATCCTAAATCCAGGATGTAGATTCTTTGACATACGTATAGGACAAAGTGTGACATTGACAGGTAGATGTATAACAAAACACATGGGAGCCAAAGTGAACGAGATAGTCGCAGGCAAGTATGACCACAAAGGTGAGAGTGTTGTGTATGGTGACACAGACTCTGTGTATTTTTCAGCACACAAAACTTTAAAGAAAGAAATAAACGAAGGCACTATTCCATGGACCAAAGAATCTGTGATTGCGTTGTATGATAAAATTGCAGAAGAAGTGAATATCTCGTTCAAGGCATTCATGACAAAAGCATTCCACACTCCAAGCACAAGGGGAGAAGTAATCAAAGCAGGTAGGGAACTTGTTGCATCAAAAGGACTGTTCATCACAAAGAAAAGATATGCAGTGCTGTACTACGACAAGGAAGGCAAACGCACAGACGTGGAAGGCAAAGAAGGAAAAATGAAGGCAATGGGATTGGATCTGAAAAGATCTGACACTCCTGTGTTCGTACAAGACTTCTTGAGTGATCTTCTGTACATGGTGCTCACAGGAAAAGAAGAGAAGAATGTACTGGATAGAATAAGTGAATTTAGAGCGGAGTTCAAATCGAGACCAGGTTGGGAGAAAGGATCACCCAAGAGGGCAAACAACATGACCAAGTACACAGCGGCTGAAGAAGCCAAGGGTAGAGCAAACATGCCGGGACACGTGAGGGCAAGTATAAACTGGAACAGATGCAGGGAGATGTATGGTGACAAGTACAGTATGCCAATAACGGATGGTGCAAAAGTGATTGTGTGCAAACTCAAGAATAACCCAATGGGTTATACAAGCATCGCGTATCCAGTAGATGAGATGCGTATTCCGGAATGGTTCAAGGACTTGCCTTTTGATGGTGATGCAATGGAGTCAACTATATTGGATCAAAAGATAGACAATCTTATAGGGGTTCTGGGGTGGGACGTCCAATCAACAGAAACCAGTAATACATTCAACAAACTGTTTGAATTCTAAATAAGTGTATGCTGAGCATTGAAGAAATAAAACTACTGATCGAGAAACTAGAAAAGGTCAAAAAAGAGGACCTGCAGGCACTCATAGATTCAAATCTCAAGATACTAAAAGACATAGAGTTGGCCGTTGACGCAAACAACAAAGAGGTCATAGACAGACTAGACAAGACTCCGGAGTGGTTCCGTAGAGACATAGAACAAAAGAAATTGAAACCATTTGTTGATCCTGTAACAGAAAGAATGGTTCAAAGCAAGATATTCCAGTTTGCTAGAACAAACCTTTACAACAGTCTAGAGATTGGACCAGGCAACGGAATGTTTTCTATGGATTTTCGAACATGGAGGCTGAATTTCTTTGTTGACGTGTTATTGGACAGGGAAAAGGTAATAAGACAAAAATTCAATCCAAGACATCACAAGTACCTGAAATTTTGCACCACAACAAAGACCGACTGTTCATCTGTTCCACAGGGCAGTTGTAATCTAGTGTTCAGTTGGGACACCTTTGTTTTCTTCACACAACAGCACGTACAACAGTACCTGCATGACATCAAACGTGTGCTTATACCAGGTGGGTATGGATTCATACACTATGCAGACTGCCATTACGATCTAGAACTAGATCTCGCCAAGAGAGGCTACTGGAACTACAATACCAAGACCGATATGGAAAAGATGATAAAGGACGAAGGTTACGAGGTTGTGGAGATGAATCAATTCCGACCGGGTGCCAGTTATGCCATTTTCCGTAATCCTGGTAAACAAAATCCAGTTGTGTACAAAGTTTCTGAAATAACACTAGACTAAGATCTAAATATCATATACAATTAAAACATTATGATAGACATCTTAAAAGACATCGTTAAACATACGCATGGACTGGGATTCCTAGATCTTGTCAAAATCAGTGGTAGCACTGAGGAGACTGCAATTGATTCAATGGCAGAAGACAGATCCGTGATCCTACAAGGGTCTTTCCACAAACCACAATCAGAGATGACGGGTACTTTTGGTATGCCTCAGATGGGTAAGTTAGACATCCACCTGAAGTGTCCGGAGTACAAGGAGAAGGCGAACATAACTGTGTTGTCCGGTGAGAGAAACGGTGCAACTGTTCCAACAGGCATCCACTTCGAGAACGAAAAGGGTGACTTCAAGAATGACTACAGATTTATGAATGCCGAGATCATCAACGAGAAACTTAAGACCGTGAAGTTCAAAGGTGTTAAGTGGGACGTTGAGATCGAACCGAGCGTGGCAAGTGTGCAAAGATTCAACTTCCAAGCAACTGCAAACACAGAACACAACTCATTCGTTGTGAGGACCGAGGATGGAAACTTGATTTTCACTTTTGGTGATCAAGCATCGCATGGTGGTGAGTTTACATTTGCAACTGACGTTAAGGGCACACTTAACAAAGGTTGGAGTTGGCCAGTAGGACAGGTGTTACAAATACTTAAACTTTCGGATTCAGCAAAGGTCACATTACACTTCTCTAACGAGGGTGCGATGCAGGTCTCTGTTGACTCGGGGTTGGGCAAGTATCAATACATCATACCAGCACAGGCGCAATAATGACGACGAGCAATAACAAGCAGGAACACTTAGGGGAGTTGAGTAGAGACTTCGCGGTGTTCTTGCCTGCTATATCAAACTTCTACAACACGTTTATCAGTAAGCAGAGGGTATCGGAAGGCAAACACATATCAACAGAGAGAATACCACAGGGTTTTGAAAATGGTGTTGAAGGGTTGAACTTCTTGAATCCTGAACAAGGTATGTTCACATACCCAACTGCACTGTACTCGGCGGGACATGCCTGCTTGGACATGGAAAAGGTCAATGACAGGGATCACATGTTCGTAAACAGAGACAGGAAGTTCAGTACGATAGTGGGCGATTCCGGTGGATACCAGATAGGAAAAGGTGTTATCAAATTTGATTGGAAAGATTTCGAAGGTAACAAAGCAAACAAAGTGAGATCAGACATACTCAACTGGCTAGAACTTACTAGTGATTGGGCAATGACACTGGATGTACCCACATGGGCGGCAGACGACCTAAACAGTCCAAAGACAGGACTTACAAGTTTCCAAGACACACTGGACGGAACAATATACAACAACAAGTTCTTCCAAAAGAACAGATTGGGACAGACAAAACTTTTGAATGTGCTACAAGGCGATGACTGGAACACAGCACAGATATGGTATGACGCTGTCAAAGATTTCGAATTCGAAGGTTGGGCAATGGGTGGTATCAACATGTGTGACATGGAAGTCATGCTGAAAAGGTTGATCATAATGAGAGATGAGAAGAAACTCGACGGCAAGGACTGGATGCACGTACTAGGAACTTCACAGATGGACTGGGGGTGTTATCTTACACAGGTACAGAGACAGGTCAGAAAACATATAAATCCAAACTTCACGATCAGTTTTGACAGTGCATCAGCATTCTTGTCGACTGCAAACGGGTTGGTCTATACACACAACTCATTCGCCAATGACAGATTCTCATTTGTCATGGACAAGGCTCCAGATGATAAAAATTTAAAAGGATCAGACATACAGTTTCCATTTGACAGTGGCATCGGACGTAGACTGAAAATGAAGGATGTTTGTTGGTATGGTGAGAATGACCTAAATAAAAATGGCAAAGTTGGTGCAACCAGTTGGGACAGTTTCAGTTATGTGCTAATGATGGCCCATAATGTTTACAATCAGATCAGAGCGATACAGATAGCAAACGATCTAAACGATATAGAATCAATGAAATACAAGCCAGAGGTAAAACATTGGCGTAAAACAAAGGCATCGGACAAGACAGATGAACCAAGCATATACGTTCCAAGAAACATATTATATTTCAACACACTTGTTGAAGAAGTATTCACTAGTGAGAAACCAATGGAAGTCATAAGCAACGCATCAAGTTATCTAGCAGACATCAGAGGCAACAGATGGGCTAGAGCAACAGGCGGTGGTAAAGGCACAAATAACTTCAGTTCACTATTTGAATAGGAGGAAAAATGGCAAACTTAAACAAAAACAAAAAGATCACAAAAAGCAAGAAAATTAAAAAATTACACGATCATCATGATTACCTAAATAGAAAGGTAGCAGAACTTACCGAGGACAGGAAAAAAGACAGAAGTGAGGAAAGTAAGTCACTGTTGGTGAGGCTCAAAAAAACCAAACTTGCTATCAAAGATTCAATAGCAAGAGCCAAAGCCAAGTTGACAGGTTAGTCAAACCGTAATATAATAATAACATGGACCGAGATTACAAAACAGGCAAAAGCGATAGTGTAGGTATATTTTCAGGATTAGAAATAGAACACACTCCAGCATTTGGTAAACAGACATTGTTCCTTGCAAGGAATGATTTACTGTTTGATCATATAGTAGAACTAGCAAAACAGGTAAAGGCAGAAGCAATCTACTTTGGTGCCAACAGAAATTTCATGCACAATATAGCCAACACGTCACAATTAATTAAAAGATTAATGGATAGCGGTTATTGGTGCACAATAGACTATCAACACAGCGTACACGCAGAAGTCAAGGAGAGATTCAAAGACATATGGAAAGAAGAAAAGTTCATACCATTCTGTTCCGTGATATTCCCTGATTCGGAGGGTGACGACAACCTATGTATCAAAGTAGACGATGTGGACTTCAACAAAACCAATCCTGGAGTTTGGACCATGACAATGGATCACTTCAAGCAGTCAGCGGGATTCACCAGTTGGTCAGAGTACAAGAAGGATGAACCCATAGAGGAGGCAGATGCCAAGAAAGCAGTCTAAGGAAGATCTAGATTATAGAGAAGGTGTTGCAGTCTACAACGAATGGACGAGATGGAACAAGAAACTTGAGAAGATGGGTATGCACGGCACAGACTACTACATCAAAAGAATCGAAGAGCTAGAAGCAAAAGTGAAAAAATTAGAAGAGAAACTAAAAAGGAAGGTTAAAAGATGAACACAGAAGAAATGAGAGACCAAGCACTAAAGGAGCAGGCCAGCAAGGCCGAAAAAATGATTTGGGTAACATTCCAGAAGGAAGGAATGCACAAATACCCAGCGGCACTGACCGATCCCAATCTGGCGACAGGTGATGAGTATGATGTATCGTTCCTTGGACATCCACACAGACACATATTCCACTTCAAAGTGGCCATAGAGGTGTTCCACGATGACAGGGACATAGAATTCATACAGTTCAAGAGATGGTTGCTGAACCTGTACAAGGAAGGCACACTACAGAACGACTTCAAGAGTTGTGAGATGATGAGTGATGACCTTTATGTAGAGATAGCAAAGAGATACCCAGGCAGACGTATAGATATCAACGTCTCAGAGGACGGTGAAAATGGGTCATACGCTGTGTATGAATTGAGAGATTAATGAAAGAAGTACAGATCAAAGAAAAACTAGCGACCACGAGGATGGGACACCTACCCATAGAGGGTGGTGGACTTAATGCGGGTTACGACACTGTTGACGCAGTGGCCAACATCTGCACCACGGCGGGCAACCTCGGCATGAAGTACGGCAAGGACTTCATATGGTCACACACAGGATTCAGTGATGATGATGCAATGGACGACACGATAACACTGTTAGTCAAGGACGACAAGTATGAGTCTTTCCTGCATCTGGCATTACAGAATACACACAAGATAAAACACACAAACAACGGTACAATCAAACTAATCAAGGAGAGAAGATAATGGACCTAAAACAAAGTAAAACAGCAGAGAACCTTAAAGACGCTTTCGCGGGAGAAAGCCAAGCAAACAGAAGATACCTGTACTTCGCACAGAAGGCCGACATAGAAGGAGCACCAGACGTTGCGGCGGTATTCAGAAGCACAGCGGAAGGTGAGACAGGACACGCACACGGACACCTGGAGTACCTGGAAGAAGTTGGTGATCCAGCAACAGGTGAGAAGATGGGCGAAACAGAGGACAACTTGAAAAGTGCGATCGCAGGTGAGACACACGAGTACACAGACATGTACCCGGGCATGGCAAGAACAGCCAGAGAAGAGGGATTTGAGGAAATCGCTGACTGGTTCGAGACACTTGCAAAAGCAGAGAAATCACACGCGGGCAAGTTCCAGAGAACACTGGACGCCTACAAAGGAGCATAATGAGAGTACCATACACTAACTTCAAGACTAGGATAGGCGACGACAATGCTATCGGTGGATGTACTTTTATAGGTGGTGAATGGAAAGAAGTTGACACTGCGGAAATATTTGACAATAAGAAAGTTGTTGTGTTCGCCCTACCAGGGGCGTTCACACCTACTTGCAGTTCTCAACAACTTCCTGGCTACGAAGAGAAGTATGACGAATTGAAAGCACAGGGCATTGACGAAATATATTGCTTGTCAGTGAATGATGCATTTGTTATGAACGCATGGTTCAGAGATGAGAAGATCGAGAAGGTGAAACCAATCGGTGACGGCGAGGGTGTGTTCACACAAGGAATGGGCATGTTGGTCAACAAACCTAAACAGGGTTTCGGAATGAGATCATGGAGATATTCAATGCTAGTGGACAACGGAGAGGTTGTTAAAGTGTTCGAAGAACCTGGCAAGAACAACGCCAGTGACGACGATGATCCATTCAAGGTATCCGACGCAAAAACAATGTTAGATTTTATCAAGTCTAATGCCGATTAACAAAGAAAAAGAACACGGTTGGCTAGAAGCAAAGCAGTCGGGAGGAGCCGTGTACGAACTAGGAGTAAAAGAGTCAAAAAGAGCCAAGGCACTGAGGTTGATTACTAGACCGTTAACGGACAAGCATTGGAAAAACAGTGGACAAAGTGTTACAGTATTGCATAGGATCAATAAGATTGCAGAATATCTATATGAAAGAGATAAGAGGAAAAAATAATGTATAAACCACTACCAGACGGACTGACAATAAAAGAATCCAAAGTGCAAGGTATGGGATTATTCGCTACAAAACATTTTGATGCAGATGTCGTTCTAGGAATAGTACATGTGATGAATAAAAATTTCCCTCATGGTAGTATAAGAACTGCCTTAGGTGCTTTCTACAATCATTCAGACAATCCAAACTGCAAGAATGTTGCTGGATTTTGGCATCAATTACCAGTCAAATACCTAATTACAATCAAAGAAATAAAACAAGGAGAAGAACTAACAGCACGATACACTTTGTACAAAGATTTTAATGACAAGTAAAAATAAATCTGTTATAGTATTATTATGAAAATTTTTTACATGGGACTTGAATCATATCAAGCAAGATACACATTTCAACTTACAGACTGGACAAAAAGAGCATACAACAAACGTGGCGTAGAATATGTCATTGTGCCAGGAGAGACGATAGATGATTCCGAAGCAATCGTTACAGGTCAAGTACTAGACGCACATGGAAGAAGTTATTTCAGCATGAGTCAAATGATGAATCTAGTGAAAATGCTGAAGGCGGGGGAAATTACAAGCAAGGATATAATATTTTTCGAAGACATGTTCCAACCTGGAATGGAATCTCTTCCATACATCTTACAACAGACACCAGAGAAATACAGACCTGCAATTTATTTACGTTGTCTGGCACAGGCAATAGATCCAGACGATTTCGTACACGTTTGGGGTATGAGCAAATGGATGAGTTTATACGAACAGATGTGTAATGAAATACCGAATGTAAGAATACTTGCAACCAATGAGGAGATGGTGGCACATATGCGTATAGCAAACTGGTCAGCACCAATTTACAACATCTCAGGATTGAGCTTTGGCAAGGAAGAAGTACAAGAAAGAGTACCAGACAGGAAACAGTTTGTCGAAAGAAGTCAAAGAGTAGTGTTTGGTGCGAGATGGGATCAGGAAAAACAGCCGCAGTTCTTTATGGACTTGGCAACAGAATACAAAAAGAAACATCCAGATGTTGAATTTGCAATATGTCAAGGGGGTCCGTTGAGATCTAATAACAAATTTTATGTTGACGAAGCGAAACATCTAGCAAAAGAAGGCATACTAACAATTCACGAGAACCTGGAGAAGAATGAATACTACAAGATACTAGCAGACTCTAGAGTACTTTTTAACTGTGCTTTACAAGACTGGGTATCCAACACAGTGTCAGAAGCAGACTCATTGGGTTGTAATGTTCTTTATCCTGCATACAGGTCATTTCCAGAAACATTTGCAAATGACGAAACAAGATTATATGTACCATGGTCACAGAAAGATGCCATGGACAAACTTGAAATATTATTAAGCAAACCATCCCCTAGTATAGGTCGACTATCAGATTGGACTAACGGAACAATCGATAGAATGATCGACATTATGACAGGCAAGGGTGAACAATGGAGAAGAGATGGACAACACTACAGAACACCAGTCTCAGAGTCCAAGTATTAAAGGACTGAGCAAGGCTGTACTAGTCACGGGCGGAGCCGGTTATGTGGGTTCACATACCTGCAAGTTTTTAGCCAAGAACGGATTCACACCAATAACCATAGACAGAGACCTAAGAACAAAGTTCAAACCCGTAGAATTCGGTCCAAGTTTTGATATAAATCTTCCACAGGAAATTGAAAGACTGGACGAAATAATAAAAAGATACAACGTAACAAGTTGTATACACTTTGCCGGCAGTGCCAGTGTATCTGAGTCTGTGAAAAATCCATCAGAGTACTACAAAAACAATGTAATTGCCACTATTGCTCTATTGGACAAACTGATAGAATGCGGAGTGAAGACATTTGTTTATAGTTCTAGTGCGGCCACTTATGGTGACCCTGGCATGAAGATGTGTAAAGAATCAGACTGGGCGAAGCCAATCAGTTCTTATGGAGCAAGTAAATTGATGATGGAAATGATTTGCAAAGATTACCTCAGAGCATACAATCTATCGAGCGTTGGTTTGAGATATTTCAATGCCGCAGGAGCAGATCCAGACGCGGAAGTTGGAGAGTTAAGAGACCAAGAGACACATATTATACCTTTGGCTGTGAATGCCGCCAAACAAGGAAAAACTTTCAAGATGTTTGGTGACAAGTATGAAACTCCAGACGGTTCGTGTGTGAGAGATTATGTACACGTGATGGATCTTGCAGATGCACACGTAAAGGCATTGAACTATGCTAATGACAATCCGGTTGCAGAGGTATTCAATCTTGGATCAGGAGCACCAGCATCAAATAAAGAATTGCTAGATGCTGTGCAGAAACACGCAGGAACAATGAACATCGAGATACATGACAACAGACCAGGTGACCCTGCTTACTTGGTTGCAGATATATCAAAGGTAAAAAGCATTTTAGGTTGGGAACCAGCACAGAGTTCTATTGACAACGTGGTAGCAACTGCTGTAAAATGGTATAACAAGACTCACAAGAAGGAAATACAATAATGGATGAAGATATTTTAAAAGACAGTTGGATGCCTGAAACACCAATCAGTAAAAAGATAAAAGAGAGAATCAAGAAGGCAGGTAAGAGATTCCACTCCAATGACAACATCGCTGAATTCATAGAAGACGGCGAGATGGAGTTATTACAAGCGGAAGTGCAAGAGAAACTACAAGGTGTTTTAGACAGTCTTGTGATTGACACAGAAAACGATCATAACACACAGGAGACTGCGAAACGTGTGGCCAAGATGTACATCAGAGAGACGTTTGGCGGCAGATTCAAACCAGCACCGAGGGTTACAAGTTTTCCCAACATGGGTTACAAGAGCATGTACACCAGTGGTCCAATATCGATCAGATCAACGTGTGCCCATCACTTCCAGAACATAGTCGGCAAGGCTTGGGTGGGTATCATTCCTAACGGAGAAGTAATTGGATTGAGCAAGTTCAACAGGATCGTGCACCACATCGTAGAGAGACCACAGATACAGGAAGAGATGACGACACAGATAGCAGATGAATTGAAAAAATATGCCAAGACCGACAATCTTGCAGTTGTAGTCAAGGCAGAACATCACTGCATGACGCACAGAGGTGTGAGAGAACACGAATCAGACATGACCACAGCAATTATGTTGGGTGCATTCAAAGACGATCCTGCGACAAGGGATGAATTCTATAAAATCTGTATGAGTATGAAGGGTCATGGCTAGAAAATCTAAAGCACAAATTAAAAAAGAACAAGCCAACATGCAATCGGACAATATAGAAATGAGTGCAATCAGTTCAGATGGAATACAGAACACCGGAGATTTCACATACTCCTTCGCAGACCTCGATGACGACTTTGACAATCTAAATGTCAACACAGTGTCAACAGGTTTCACCGTGGGCGGTTTGACATTTGACAATGAGGAAGAACTTAGGTCTAAGTATCCTGCACTGCAAGACGCTTGGGATCACTACAAAAACGTGAAACATATGTGCGAACAAAAGGAAAAAGAGAATGAGGATTGACAACGAACCAAAATTAAATTTTGAAGATGTATTGCTTAAGCCAAAGCGTTCTACATTGAGCTCACGAAGAGATGTTGACATGACACGTAAGTTCACTTTCAGAAATTCAGGCAAAGTAATGGACTTCCTGCCAATATTCGCCAGCAACATGGACGGCGTTGGCACGTTCTCTATGGCAAAGGAAATGCAGAATCACAAGATGATGACCGTGATAACGAAATCGACCACACCAGACCAATGGAAAACGGCCGCAGGCACGGGTCTGAGGATGCAATCGGTGTCAGTTTGTACAGGAACGAATGTGATGTGGGATCCTGAGGCACAGGACTACAAGAACATGCAACAGGTATTAGAGATGTTCCCAGATGTAAAAATGATCACCGTTGACGTGGCGAACGCATATCATCAGAACTTCGTTGACTTCATAAGGAAAGTAAGGGACGAATATCCAGACAAAGTTATAATAGCAGGAAATGTCGTTACACCAGAAATGGTGGAGGAATTGATCATTAACGGTGCTGATGTTGTCAAAATAGGAATAGGGCCAGGATCGGTATGCACAACAAGGACAATGACAGGAGTTGGAGTACCACAGTTCTCAGCCATAGTTGAATGTTCAGACGCCGCAAACGGTGTCGGTGGACACATAATGGCAGATGGTGGTTGTGTGTATCCAGGAGACATAGCAAAAGCATTTGGTGGAGGAGCCCACATGGTCATGATTGGTGGCATGTTGGCAGGACACGACGAATCAGAACAACCTGTGGTGGATGGCAAGGTAGAATTTTACGGCATGAGCTCGGACAGAGCCAGAGAAGTGCATGGAAAACGCAAGGACGGATACAGAGGCAACGAGGGCAGACTGATATCACTGCCACACAGAGGACCTGTTGAGCCAACTTTGGAAGACATACTGGGCGGAGTGAGGAGTGCCTGCACATATATTGGTGCAAGAAGACTCAAAGACATGGCCAAGTGTGCAAGTTTTGTAACAACCAACAACGTGATCAACAGGGTATATGAGCGATACACAAAATAGAATAGAAGACCTAGAGGAAAAGATCGAAACACTTGAAGATCAACTGACCAGTGTTCGCAAGGTCACACCCTTGCACGACATCACTTGGTACGTGAAATGGATATCTGTATTCTTTGTGTGTTGTGCTGTGCTTTGCAGATCCATAGAGGAAGTACCAAAGATATATGACGTGTTCTTTTCCATAATTGGAACAGCAGGATGGCTTTGGGTAGGGTTCAAATGGCATGATAGGGCACTTATCGTATTAAACACGATACTACTAGCGATGTTGGTATCAGGAGGGGCGAGGTATATTGTACAATGGCTGATGATGTAAAGAAGAACTATTTCACAACGGGACAAATGCGTAACGCATTAATACAGATAGAGGACAAGATGGTCCATAGCAACTGGATGCCAAACATCATACTGGGAATAAACAGAGGTGGTTGCATACCTGGTGTGTACCTTTCGCACAGATTAAAAACAGCACACGAAGTACTTGACGTGAGATTGAGAGATCACACCGCAAAGCCTAACCTAACCGTGTTGGAGAAAGCATTCGCATTCCAAAAGAAGATACTGATCATAGACGACATAAATGATTCCGGGGCGACATTCCAATACATACTTGACCACTTCGGCAAACGTGAGGACAGGATAAGATTCGCCGCACTGATCAACAACAAACCCAGCAAGGTCAAAGTAGATTACCACGGTTATGAGATCAACAAGGACGAAGTGCCCAGTTGGATCGTATTCCCATGGGAAGATTGGGACAAGTAGGCCAAAGGTTGTATTGACCTTATATCAAAATACTGTTAAAATTACGTACATTTAAATTAACCTATAGGAGATTAAATGTTCAAAAACGTAGACAAATCAATGCTGTTGAAATTAGTGGCACTTCACGTCGTAGTGATCACAGTTTCAAATGCGTTAGTGGCTATACCGGTAGAGATATTCGGTGTGAAATTGACGTGGGCGGCATTCACTTTCCCATTGGTAGTGATAGCAACTGACTTGACTGTCAGACTGTTGGGCAAAACAATAGCAAGACAGACCATCGCGGCGGCTTATCCATTAGCAATAATCGGATCCATAGCAGTTGTGTTGGCAGAAGGAGCACCGGGATCGGTCGCAGTAAGGATTGGTTTCGCAAGTGCCACTGCTTATGCAATTGGTACCATGCTTGACGTGTATGTGTTCCAATACATCAGAGAAGGGTTCAAGAACAATTGGTGGTTGGCACCAGCGGTATCAACTATCGCGGCTAACATCATTGACACTTACACTTTCTTTGCTGTCGCATTCAACAACAGTGCCAACGAGTACATGGCGGCAAACTGGGTTGAGATCGCAGGATCGCAGACTGTGTTGAAAATCGTAGTGGGACTTGTTGTGTTCTTACCAGCATACGGACTATTGCTGAACAGACTACAAAAAACCTACAAACTCAAATAATCTCTAGGGGGAGTTTTTTTCTCCCCCATTGATAACTCTCCTAAATACTGACATGAACTATCTTATTTTGACTCCAGATGGCGTTGGTTCTACCATATTACAAAGATTAATTACAATGACACTGTATTTGGAAAATGATGCCGTCATAAACACTCATGAATTGACAAACGGTCTCAAACTTGAAAATAATTTTGCAACCAAAGATTTTGATTTACGCTACTCGCAAACTCTTGTAGAGATAGCAAACATATTACAGGAGTCGCAAACAGAAACATCACTAGTCAGTAGATTGGCCAAATATCATTTAGATAATAGGAAAGATCCTACGGAGGATACTCATCCATTTTATGAATTTCTTAACAGTTTTTTTACCAAAAAAATTATGTGTGTTAGGAAGAATATTTTTGAATATGCAATGAGCTGGAGTATACGTGATCGATCAGGAGTGTTAAATGTGTATGATAAACAAGACAGATACAAAGTGTTAAGAGTATCCGAAGTCGACGAATCCTATTTTATTGAAAAATGCCAGGAGTATGTAAAATACATAGAGTGGACAGAAACAAATTTTCCTGAAGCACAACAGATATCATACGAAGACATGATGATCAATAGTGATCGTGTGATGGAAGAGCTGACTGGTTATAAAGAAACTTTTTCTAAAAAATTTGGAATGCCATTAACTTCATTGATCAAAACGGAGTATGAATATTTTAATTCTAGGACAAAAGACCAGTATCAAAATACACTTGCCGACGAAGATGCAAAAGCATTGGTTAAGTATCGCTATGCATGTAACAAGATGATAGAGCAAAATATTATCATGAACGTGCCGTTAAAAAATACAACACTGATCGACAAAAAAAAGCAGATAAAAAACTTTGATAAGTGTTTAGGTAAATTTTACAATTTCGCCAAAAATCATAACTGGATCGACCAGTCTACCGCCACTTATGACTTCTGGAACGAACAACACATATGCTAAAAATAAGAAACCGTATAAACATAAAGAATTCAATTATATCGGGCATAGATTGTCCGGCACTATGCTTAGACAAAGAGCACTTCCGAAATTATCCAAAAAAAATCTCATACAAATATAACACTAACGGATTCAGGGATCATGAATGGCCTACTGACCTATCTGATGTTATTTGGTGTGTGGGAGACAGTTTTACCGTGGGCATCGGACAACCTTTCGAGGAAACATGGCCAAATTTGCTTCAGAAAAAATTAAACAAAAGATGTTTAAACCTAGGTGAAGATGGATGTTCTAATGATACCATGGCCTTGAGGATTAAAGAAATTTGTAAATTACATAATCCAAAGTTAATAGTAGTGATGTGGAGTTATCTTGCAAGAAGGAGAAGAAACAACAAGGATGTGGGTCATGATAAAAATGATTTTGGAGATGATATGGATTTGTTAAATTTTTCAAAAAATTTTAAAATAGCCAATGAATCATCAACCAATATCTTAAATTTATTGATACCATTCGCATTTGATGGCATTGACTCATTAAAGGAAAAATATAAAGATCTCATCATTATACCACAATTAGATTATGCTAGGGATCGCTACCATTTTGATATCATGACCAGCGAGTATGTAACAGAGTTGATAAAAAAGAAAATTCAGACTATTGACTTTTAATCTAAATAGTAATATAATATAGAATATCATGGGAAACAAAGCCGGTAAAATTTGGGGATCAACAGAACTAATCGAAGCGAACGGTTCTTGCGAATTCCACAGGATTGATTTTGTAAAAGGTGGCACGTGCTCAAAGCACAAACACGAATACAAATGGAATGGTTTCTACGTGATGTCAGGCGAGATGAAAATCCGTGTATGGCAGAAGGACTACGACCTAGTAGACGAAACCGTACTTAAAGCCGGTGACTACACAGCCGTGAAACCAGGACTATATCACTCATTCGAGGGATTGGAAGATGGTGTTGCGTTTGAATTGTACTGGGCGGAATTCAGACATAACGATATACAACGAGAAAGTGTTGGTCATTTGCAAACAGGTAACGTAGTTAGACTGGACAAGAAAAATGACAAAACAAGCAAAAGATAAAACAGGCCAGGAATCCCATGGCTGACATCTATCACATATGGGCCGACCATAAAAAGGATGTGGACTCTTACGACTTTGCAAACAAAATGCGGAAGTTTTTAGATGGTTTAGTAGAAATGGGTAGAATGAATAGTTATAGATTAACAAGGTCTAAACTTGGATTCCGATCAATGGACATGCCTGAATTTCATATCATGATGGAGTTTGACAACATGCAACAACTAGATGATGCTATGACTTCTATCCTACGTAACGAAAAAAACATAGATGAATCGCACGTCTCATTTAACAAATTGGTAGACAAGGACACAATTCAGCATTTCCTATATAGGGATTTTCCAGATGATCTAAATAACCCAAAGTTGACTGAAAAGCAAAAGCAGTTTACAATACAAGAAATAGTTGAAGCAACAAAAAATATAAAACCAGAGATATGGTAGACGAGAAAAAATATTATTATTCGGAGATATTCCACAGCATACAGGGTGAAGGGGAATACACAGGCACACCCACAGCATGGATAAGATTCTTCCTTTGTAACTTACAGTGCAGTGGATTTGGACAAGTGGATCCAACAGACCCAAGCACATACGAACTACCGTTTGAAGACTTTGATGTCGACAGTGTAAAAAGAGTCGAAGACTTACCTGTATGGGAAAAAGGCTGTGACAGTTCTTATACGTGGGCAAAGAAGTTCAAGAAACTGATGGGTCATGAAACACCCTCAGCACTGGCAGACAAAATTATAAACATACTGAAGACAGATACAAACGCAAATGGATTGTTCCTACATCCAAACTCTAGGCAACATCAACACCTATGTTTCACCGGAGGCGAGCCTTTGATGATAACAGGCCAGGCCGCGAGCATGGGAATATACAAGGCATTAGAGAAGAGAGCAAACTTGCCAAGTTCAATGACATACGAAACAAACGGCACACAGAAACTAACAGAACCTTTTAAACAATGGGTCAAGGATATTCCAGAAGAGATATTCTTTAGTGTGAGTCCTAAACTGTTCACCGTGTCAGGTGAGAAGACAGAGAAAGCAATAAAACCTGAGCACGTGAAAGAATATGCAGAGTGTAGCGACAGAGGACAGTTGAAATTTGTGGTCGGCGATGACAGACGACAATGGGAAGAACTGGAAAACACTGTGAGAAAATTCAGAGATGTTGGTATAGATTGGCCAGTATGGATAATGCCCACTGGTGCAAGGGAAGAAGAACAGACTGCTACTGCTGGTAAAGTGGCAGAGGAGGCGTTCAAGAGAGGATACAACGTGGCGGCTAGAGTTCACGTTTATCTATTTGGTAATGCGATTGGCACATAACACTAGACTAAAAGGTAAAAATAAGGTATAATAATATTATGAAAGTTAAAAAAACAGCAAAGACAACTATTAAGAAAAAAGTAAAAAAAGGTTCTAAGAAAAGCGAAGAGCCAATTGTAAAAGTTCTTAATTTGAATGTTAATCCTGAGAATCCTAGGAACGGATTCTTTGAGCTAGACTGGAATCCGGAGTTTGTTAATATGTTAAAACAGTCTGGGTATGAGGGACAATCAGAAGAAGAAATCGTAGACAGATGGTTCCAAACACTTTGTAAAACTATCGGTAATGAACAGGGCATAGACGTCACTGGATCTGGATACGTTCAGATAAACAGGAGAGACGATGGCAAGACCGAAGTATCGTAAATTGCATCCACAAGTTTATATCTTTAACAGTGCAGGATGCCACGGGCATTACCTGACCTATCTTATCGACAGGCTTAGTAAAAGAACTCCAAAAATAGAACAATTGCCATTTAACGCACTAGGCAATTCACATAATAATGTTGACTACTCAGGGTATGCACAATTCGTCGATGCAGTCCTCCATGAAGAAAACAAAAACTTAAAAAAAACAAACATAATAAAAATACTATATTCAGACGACACATTATATTATGAACGTGTGGCCATGAACAGGGCCGCTGATTCTAACAGAGACATCCATAACCTACATCGGGATATTTCTTTTTTGAAAAGTTATAACAGAGAGTTTTACGACAAAATACATGCCTTATACAAAATTCACAGCGACAATGTTCCAAAATGGTTACTGCGTGATGCTTACAAGATGGGCTTCCTCGACTGGAACAAACAGGGCAGTGTTCTCACTTCAAGACAGGTTGTAAGATGGATGGAAGAAAATTTGGCCAGAGACAACAACATACACTACACACAGGTAGGTGTGTTTTTTACAACAGAGAAACTTAAAAAAGAATTGCAAGAATTAGACGAGAAGTTTGATCTGGACCTTTGCTTTAATAATTTTGAGCAAATACACCAGCAGTTTATGGACAGAAATAATATTCTTAATACTCATAGTCACACTGATTTGGTTTTAGATGCGGTAAAGCGACAGCAAGATATACCTGTTCCACCATTAGATATCATACAACAGGCCTATGTGTATGCTGAATTAGAGAAACAATACGATTTCATAACAATGCCCATTACAGACAGTTTCTTCCCTACAACCAAAGAAATAGTGGATTATGTCAAAATGTATCCTGAACATTACAAAGCCATGAATCCAAACTTACCAAAATTTAACAACATAGACAATCCTTTCTTTTTACATAGACAGAATACTAAATGAGTGCTATAATATAGCATGGCACACATACTGGTAGACACAGCAAATACATTTTTTAGGGCAAGGCACGTGATCAGAGGAGACACTTCTGAGAAGGTGGGAATGGCCATACACATCATGATGAATTCAATAAAGAAGGCATGGCAAGATTTTGGTGGCACCCACGTGGTGTTCTGTCTAGAAGGCAGATCGTTCAGGAAAGACATGTACGCACCATACAAACGGAATCGTAAGGAAATGGCGGATGCTATGACTGAGAAAGAAAAAGAAGAAAATGAAGTGTTCTGGGAAGTGTACGATGACTTCGTTGATTTTGTAAAGACCAAGACAAACGCAACTGTGCTGAGGAATCCTAGGACAGAAGCGGACGATCTCATAGCAAGATGGATAGACAAACATCCTGATCAGGAACACGTGATCATAAGCACTGACAAGGATCTAAATCAACTGATCACACCACGTGTGAAACAGTACAACGGTGTTAACGAGACCACACTCACACACGAAGGATGGTTTGATGCCAAAACAGGCAAGCCTGTGATAGACAAGAAATTGAAAGCACCCAAACCAGCACCAGACACAGAGTGGTTGATATTTGAGAAAGCCATGAGGGGTGATCCAAGTGACAACATATTCTCAGCATACCCAGGTGTGCGTACAAAGGGCACAAAGAACAAGATAGGATTACAGGAAGCATTCGCAGACCGTAATGAAAAAGGATACACATGGAACAACCTAATGTTGAGCAAATGGGTGGATCATGAAGGAAACGAGCACAGGGTAATGGAAGACTACGAAAGGAATAGGGCACTAGTGGACCTACATGCACAGCCCGAAGCCATCATAGAAGAGCTAGATCAAACCATAGCACAGGCCAAAGCAGACAACAAAAGCATTGATCAAGTTGGAATCAGATTCATGAGGTTCTGTGGCAAGTATGATTTAAATAGGATTAGTGAGCAGGCGCAACTGTATGTTGAGCCTTTTAATGCGAGGTTAGTATCATGACAGTGAGAGCAAAGACCTTAGTCAAAGACAAGTTTTGGATAGTCGAGCAAAACGGCCAAAAACTAGGTACCCTTCAAAAACAAGAGGACAACGGTTGGATCTTCCTCAGCAAACAAGACAAAAACGAAAGGCAAGTGTTCCACACACAGGAGAGCCTGTTCACAAAGTTCGGATTTGGCATATTTGATGAATCAAACGTGAAGAAACCGGAAGAAGAAATACAAACAGACAACTTCGACGTACACGGTTACCCTTGTAGCCAACATCCATACAATCCGATGTTCGATGTGCAGAAGCAGTTGCCGGTGTACACAAAGACACCAAAATCAAAAAGCCAATTCTGTGCAGGTTACTACATAATCTGTTTTGAAAAGGGTTGGAGAAAAGCATATTGTCCAAAGATGATCACACTTTCGAGGTACGAATACAAAGGACCAATAAAAACCAAACTAGAAATGCAACAGGTATTAAACAATGCAGTCAAAGAATTCCAAGATACAGACACGTCCAATTGAGGATCTCATAGGTAGGATCAGAACCCTACGACAGAGAGGTGAAAGACAGATCATACTACCAGCCAAGGAAGCCGACCAGTTGGCGGACAGCCTAACACAGGTGATGACACGTATGGTGACCATACAGGAAGAAATCATAGAGGCGCTAAAGACGGCCAAGGAAGCACAGACCATCAACATCGAAATGGACGGCGGAGAGTTTTCGGCTAAAAACAAGTAGATATGATTTTATCACATAGATCAACATTGAAATCGTTTCCTATCGGGTGTCCTAGCACTCCTTTTGGATAATGAGATCGAAAACTTTCAAAGTCATTGAGTATAATTTTTTGCGATGGCAGTGCTATACTGCTACTATTGTCTGGTGTAATATAATAATTTTTAATACCATTATCAGAGGAAATTTTTTCTAATCTAGACACTATCTTACTGGTATATCTCTGCAGATATCCCACCTTCAAAATTCTATGTCTGTGTAATCGATGTGTATTAAAAATATCGTCCTTAAAGAACGATTTATCAAAACCAAAATTATTTCCACTATCGACGTCAGATGGTAGCACATTGATTCTACCGTGTGTTCTATTGAATCGCATGTACATTCTTGAAAAATAAGGTAATTGGTGAATCACTAATATCTTTTTTTTAATTGCTGTGCGTTGCCCTATAAAGTTCGAGTATTCTATCAAAGTGCGTCCTATAGATGAACCTATGTTGGCTAAATTAACCACAGGTATTCCTGTCTTTGTCTGTAAAAACGCGGGCCAACTTGAATCTCGTTCTTTTTCCTCCCAGTGTTCTTTTGCTGTGTTTTGAAGATCTTCAATACTCTCAAATTTGACCTTTAGACTACTTTTCGCCCATTTCCAGATGTGCATTTGCCTTTCTTTAAGATTAGCAAATGACGGTAACAAATGATCATTCATTTCCATACCACACGAAAAAGAGCACCCCGTGACGATTATTTGGTCATACTCAAAATTAGGCATGTACTTATTTAAAGCAATAACAAAACTAAAAAAGATTTCATAAAATTTCTGGTAAATATAGTTGTATAGATTTACAATTATGAGCAGACCAAAACCCACAGTGCTGTTACAACACAGCAATAAGACCACCTATAAGATGGATGAAGTCCTGGCGGCAGAGGGCATCTGGGCGGTTTTCTACGATGGTAAACCTATCAACTTGAAATCTTCAAGTTTGGTTGCGAACTATCCAGGTCCAAAATACAAGAAGGTGTCATTCTCCAACCCAGGCCATGCGGAAAACCTAGCCAAGAAATTGAATGCTCAGCACAACACCGACAAGTTTGGTGTCTACATTTTAAAAACCGGCGATAAATTCTCTAGATAATTAATTGTATGGATCGCAAGACTGCATACACCCGTACCTTCCTTGAACTACTGGAACAACCAACGCACGACGAGAGCATCAAGACCAATTACTACACATGGTGGCAGAATGTTCGAGAAAGTTACCAGGCTAGATCATTGCGTCTCACCAAACAGGGTCTGGAGATGTTGGAGAATCTGGACATCAAAACATATGACATCAAATTTCCAGCAAAAGTCATATTCACACCCCAAACATACCTTTGGTTGGATGAGTTTGTTGACTGTCCTTACTATGTGGACAAGAAACAAATCAAAGTGACCATGGAAAAGATGGCATTACAGCTCATGTTATTTGCCGGAGATATCACAAAATATGGACTTGCACGAGCAATGAGCAAAATGGACGAGCAAAAAAACCAATAAAATAGCGACTTTTTAGCCATAATTACCAGGTTGACGTATACTCTTGTCATGCTATAATGATACTATAACAACATTTTAACAGGAGTGTACAAAATGGCAAGAGCAAACAAAAACAAAGAGGCGGCAATAGGCAGTCAAAACAGAACAGTCTCACCAAACGAGGCCAAGTCAGCACTAACACATTGTATCAAATTACAGAGACCCATAATGATGTGGGGTGCACCAGGTATTGGTAAGTCCGATATCGTAAAACAAATTGCAGATTCAGAGAAAAGAGAAGTTATTGATATTAGACTTCCTTTATGGGAACCAACAGACATCAAAGGTATTCCATATTACAACTCAAAAGAGAACAACATGGTATGGGCAAGTCCGGCAGAACTGCCAACTGATCCCAAAAGTAATGCTATTGTATTCTTGGACGAGTTGAACTCGGCGGCACCGGCAGTACAGGCGGCGGCTTATCAACTTATATTAAACAGAAGAGTAGGACAGTATCACCTACCAGAAGGCGTTTCAATTGTAGCGGCAGGTAACAGAGACAGTGACAAAGGTGTCACTTACAGAATGCCGGCTCCATTGGCAAACAGATTCGTTCACATAGAGTTAAGAGTGGACTTCGAAGACTGGATGCAGTGGGCAACTAACGAACACGTCCACGCAGACGTTGTGGGTTATTGCACATTCGCCAAACAAGATTTATACGATTTTGATCCTAGAGGTAGTTCTAGATCATTCGCAACTCCAAGATCATGGAGTTTCGTATCCCAACTTCTATCAGATGACCTGCCAGAAAGTACGCTCACTGACCTCGTAGCAGGTTGCGTAGGAGAAGGCCTGGCCGTTAAGTTTATGAATCATCGTAAAATTAGCGGTCAGTTACCTAACCCATCTGATATATTGAGCGGTAAGGTCCGAGACCTTAAGAGTAAAGAAATATCAGCGATGTATTCTCTTACAGTTTCTTTGTGTTATGAATTACAACAGGCACACGAGAAGAGAGAGAAGAATTGGAATGAACAAGCAGACAGGTTCTTCAATTACATGATGGACAACTTTGAGACAGAGTTGGTTGTTATGGGTGCCAAGATTGCACTGACGAACTATAAACTTCCGTTCGATCCTAGCAAGTTGAAATCATTTGATAGGTTCCATAAGAAGTTTGGCAAGTACGTCATAACTGCTATGGAGTCTAAGTAATGGTTGATTATCACGATCAGAAAATAATAGACAAATTGGTTACCGCAAGGATCGCCTTACTACTGAAGCATCCGTTCTTTGGTAACCTCGCAACTAGATTGAAACTAGTGAACGCAGATGACTGGTGTCCCACAGCAGGTACAGATGGCAGACACTTCTTCTACAACACTAAATTCATAGATTCACTTACACCCAAAGAAGCAGAGTTCTTGTTTGGACATGAAGTGTTGCACAATGTATTCGAACACATGCTGGTAAGGATTGGTGACAGGGATCCACAACTTTGGAACATCGCGGCGGACTATGCCGTTAACCAGATATTGAAAGACAGCAACATCGGTGAGATGCCCAAGGGCAAGAAAGGTGAGAACAAAGGCTTCCAGGACGACAAGTACAAGGACTGGGCATCAGAAAGAATATATGATGACATCTACAAACAGGCCAAGAAGAACGGCAAGAAGATGTTGGAGAAACTTGGCGAGCTAATGGACGATCACCAGGAGTGGGGCAAAGGTGACGGTCAAGGCAAGGACGGCAAGGATGGCAAGAAGGGTGGCAAAGGCAAGCCTGTCTACACCAAAGAAGAATTGAAGAAGATCAGGGATGAAGTCAAAGAAGCGATGGTATCGGCGGCACAATCAACAGGTGCCAGCAACCTACCAGGCGCATTACAGAGATTGGTATCACAACTCACAGAGCCAAAGATGGACTGGAGGGAGATACTACAACAACAGATCATGAGCACGATCAAGTCGGACTACACTTGGATGAGACCATCTAGGAAGAGCTGGCACACATCTGCGATACTGCCGGGACAGAACAACGACGAGATGATCGACATCTGCTTGGCACTTGATGCCAGTGGTAGTATCAGTAATGAACAGTGTACTGAGTTCTTGACAGAGGTTAAAAACATAATGGATCAGTACAAGGACTTCAGGATACATCTTTGGAGTTTTGACACAGAGGTGTTCAACCCTGTGGTGTTCACACCGGACAACGCGGACGAGTTGTTGGACTACAAACTGGGTTCAGGTGGTGGTACGGAGTTCGAGTGCAACTGGAGATACATGAAGGATCAAGGCATAGAGCCCAAGAAGTTCGTGATGTTCACGGACGGTTGGCCATTTGACAGTTGGGGTGATCCTGACTATTGTGACACCATATTCTTGATCAACAACCCATACGAGAGGGACATAGAGGCACCTTTCGGACTAACGGTACAGTACGATGATTAGGCTACTTTGGGAAACATTCAAGGACTGGTTCATGAATGAGGTATCCATCTCTATCATGTGCTTTGGATTGCTGACAATAGCACTGTGGAGTTACTTGACATGAAGATCAATCCAAATAATTTTTTTAAAAGAGAACTAGACATATTACCACCTCACTTTGTTAACACCGTGGTAAAGGCTCACGACGCCGATGTGGAACAGATGCGTAAATGGATCTATGAGAACTGCCATGGCAGATATTCAATTACCAAGGATATTACATATAAAGGCGATACTTCTAGATCTGTCACTGTTCTAGGTTTTGAAGATCCGGGAGACCTCACACTCTTTGGATTATACGGCATAGCTCAAAAGTACTCAAAATAACCATTGCAGATAATACATAATAGTTGTAAAATTAGGTATGTATTTTGAATTAGCACAACAGTCTAACATAGATTTTCCAAAACACTTTGAGATGAACAATTTCGTTTTATCCACTGATCTGGGTTGGTCGCAAATTGATGGCACATATGGAAAAATCATTTACAAAGGTTATGCATATCAAGACCTGCCTGCTTGTTTGATCTCTCTAAATCCAGAAAATCCAGAACCTATACACGGATCATTTACTGCAATAATACAAAAAAATAACAAGATTTACATAGTGACCGACAACACCAGAGAATTTCCCATATACTTTGATCGGGGCAAGGTTGTTATCACAAACCTCACAAAACACCAAGACACTGCCTGGCCCGATACATCCTTACAAATAGATTGCGAGAACAATGTGATCAATTCGCAGTACAAGGGAATAGATTTTGTGCCCGGTGAACAAAAAGACATCAATTCAACAACAGACAAAACATTGGACATCCTAAACAATTCTGTGTCCACCTACATATTGAAGTGCAAAGATCCCATCAGGATAGTGCCCACAGGAGGTCTCGACAGCACATTGATGATAGCATTACTAAAACAGAACAATGCCAACTTCGAAGTGATAGATTACGAGTACAAAAAATGGACCTACTTCCGTTGGAAAAATGGAGAAAAGATTAAGAAAGAAAATGGACCATGGACTAGATATGGTCACACCTGGGGAGAAACACCCGTGACTCTCGCACATGGATGGATGGGCGATCAATACTTCTTCAGGGATTACCTTCCACTTGCGGTATTATGTAAAAGCAAAAACATAGACCTCAAGCAAGAATTTAAAAGATTTGAAGGTTCGTATTGTTACGAACATCTGTGTGAAGACATGGAACAGAGACAATCTAGTTGGCAGGAAATTACCAAAGAGATAGTGGATCAAAAATCAGCATACAAGAAAATATTTGAAATCATAAGAGGATCTTTCCTTTGGTGGACTTTTGAAAAAACAACTTACTGGAGTCCTTATAAGGATTTGGAAATTTTAAAACATGTCTTGCATTTGAGTATTGAGGACCTATTACAAAACGCATTCCACGGTACTATTCAAACTAAAATGTTGGAAATAGTTGATCCAAATCTGCTAGACTGTATTACCAAAAAGAAGAACAAACATGAGTTCGATCAGGCCATGTACACCAAATATATCAACACGTTGCTGAAGTATTAAAGGCTCAGATAGTCCAAAATAAGCGGTTGCTATCCTTAAGTACATTATAGTATAATATACGTATATTAATACCAATTGCAATTAGGAGAAATAAATGGCAACCAAAAAGAAAAACTTAAAGAAGCCAAGCAAGGCGACTGCTAGTGCACCAACTGGAACGGCGACGGCCCAACCACAGGCGGCGGCAGGTCAGGCTCCACAACCGGATCCAACTGCTTTGTCAATAGGCGACTTGAAGAATCTATCTACCATACTTGACGTGGCATCCACTAGGGGTGCGTTCAAGGCCAATGAAATGGCAGGTGTTGGATTCTTATACAACAAACTACAGGCGTTCTTAGCCAAAGTGGCACCAGAACAAAAACCTGAGGGAGCAGAAGCACCAGCGACTGCGGAAGGAAAATAATATGGCAACACTAATGAATGTGAACGACCAGGCCATGCCAATGGGTGACAACACCGGACAGGCAGGCGATGGTCAGACAGGTCCAAAGAGACACTATAAGCACATAGGAGAACTTGCGGACGAGTCTAAGGCAAAAGTGGTGATCATGTACAGGACAGTACCAGGTGAGGCAGACAACTGCCTAGTGGTTGGTACAAAATTCTTACCTGACCAATACCACAATGCTTTGATGAAAGCAGTTGAATCAGATGGTGGACAGGATGCAGATGAATTTGCCGACTACGCCAGCAGACAAACGTTCCCAGATGGAACTAACATGTTGTCTATGCTTCACAACGACAACTACATCAAGAAGTTCAAGACCAATCAAATAATGGTCACATACGGTAACGAAAAGGATGGTAGAATCTTGTTGAACAAATTGAACGAGATTATAGCAAAAGAAAAAGGCATCTCTGTCAAGGACCTTGCAAAAGATCCAGAGGCACCTGCTAAGAAAACTACTAAAAAAGCGGATGCCAAAAAGACAACCGCCAAAGAATAGTACATGGGTACAGTTGACGAGAGATTTCGTCAAGGAATGGCCGGAGGTACTGGATGGTTTACACTTCCAGAACATGCCGGTCAAGTACCTGTTGTATGTCAACATCATACTAAAGAACAACGTCACCATACACTACGACATAGCCAAGGAACTTAAAAAGAAAAATCAAAACGTCATTGCACGTTTCCTCAAAAAAACAATAGAACAAAACTACATCAAAATAAAGACTGTTGATATGAAATTCGATATACCGAGTCTCAAACGAGACATGGAATCAAGAACTTCTTTATTAATGTCTAAAACTTTCAAAAGATGATTTCACTATCTGGATTTGGCTACGAGAGTACACTTAAGAACCCATCAAAGGCGTTTGCCAAGACATGGGAATCAAAAAGTTTCATCAACGGACCTGCAGTGAAAGAATTCGAACAGCAGTTCGCAGATTACTGTGGAGCAGAAAAATGTGTCGCAGTGAGTTCTTGCACTTCTGCATTACAACTGTCACTGCTGGCATTGGGAGTTGGTCCAGGAGACGAAGTGATCACGGTACCGTACACATGGGTGAGCACGGTAGAAGTCATAAGACAGGTTGGTGCAACACCGGTGTTCGTGGACATATCCCTCAATGACATGTGCATAGATCCAAAAGAAGTTGCTAAAAAGATCAGTAAAAAAACAAAAGCGATAATAGGTGTGGATCTTTATGGCAATGTCTGTGACATAGACGAATTGAAAAAATTTAATGTGCCCGTGATACAGGATTCTGCACAGAGTACAGGTGCTTTCTATAAAAGCAAAAGGGTTGGAAGCATCTCTGATCTGACCTGTTTTAGTTTCTATCCCACAAAGAATTTAAGTTGTTGGGGAGATGCGGGTGCTGTTACTGGCGACGAAAAATATTTAAAAATTATCAGACAACTAAGAAACCACGGACAATCTGATAGGTTCAACATGAACATGGTAGGATGGAATGCGAGAATGGATTCTATACAGGCGGAAATACTTCTCAACAAACTACCCGAACTGGATAAACACAATGCTAGACGCAGAGACATAGCAACACAATACAATGGAAACCTACATAAAGACGTTGAAATACCTGTGCAAAATACTAATAGCATACACGTATACCACCAATACGTAATAAAACACAAGAATATTAATGTAATTGAAAAAACTTTATTGGCTAAAGGAATACAGTCAAGAAGATATTATCCTATTCCTTTACACAAGACAGAAACATACAAAGACAAAGGTTCATATCCTAATGCAGAATATTGTAGTCGTGAGTCCTTGGCTATTCCTGTGCATCAGTATTTGACAGATAAAGAGGTTAGCAGTATAATAAAAGCAGTCAAAGAATCGACAAATACAATAAACGAACAATGGCAACAGGTATAATGAGATTAGCAGTAATTGGTACAGGATATTGGGGAAGTAAAATAGTCGACACGGTCAAAAAAATGAAACTGCCTGTTACTCTTTATGATATAAATGATCGTCTTGACGGTATCGTGCCTAGCCTTATAGACGGTGTTATTATTGCCACTCCTGCGTCAACACATAAAGACATTACAAAAATGATGCTTAGAAAAGGCATCAATGTTTTGGTCGAAAAACCTGCATTCATGAACATGGCAGAATGCAACGAGATAACACCCTACACTGCCAATGCAAAATTCATGGCCGGACACATACTATTATACAACGAACATTTTGACTACCTGAAGCAGATAGTGGTAGACAAAGAGATATTACACATAGAGCATCGTAGACTGGCATGGGGTAGAATGCAGAAAGACATCAACCCAATCCTACACTATGCACCACACGACATAGCCATACTGGATAACCTACTAGGCGCTATGCCAGACGAAATACACTGCAAAGGTGTTCATGTTATAAGACAGCCACAACCAGATTTCGTAAATTGCGATTTAAGATATGGCAAAGTAACTGTGCATCTGCAGATGGGTTGGTACTATCATGAAAAAGTTAGAGATGTCAGTGTTATCACAGACAAAGGCACACTGATTTGGAATGATGCACAGAATAAAAGCAGGTGGATAAGTCAAACGATAGAGGATGGTCGACAGATACAACACATGGATAAAAATAGAAGTTTTGAGAACACAGAGACTTCATTGCAGAGACAAATTACAGCATTCATAGATTATTGTGAAGAAGACAAATTACCAGATTCGGACATCGCCCACACAAAAAGAGTTACATACATTGTGGAGTGTATGGAGAAAAGTTTAAAGACAGGAGAGGTCATATGTCCTTCAAAAGAATATTAGCCATAGGTGCCCATCCAGACGATGTGGAGTTAGGTTGTTCTGGTACATTATTAAAATACCAGGCACAAGGCTCTCACATTGACATTGTAGTCTGCAGGGATGACAACGCACCAAAACCCAGTGTCTGGAGAGACAAAGAAAAGATGCAACAGGAGTACAAGAAATCTGAAGAACTTTTCGGTATCAAATTTAACATACTTAAAAATCCCACAGACGAGGACGGAAGACCTGTACTCACATGGAACAGCAAATTCGTAAAAGTCATGGATGACATTGTGTACGATGGCAATTATGATCTCATCATAACACACAGTCCTGGTGATCATCATCAAGATCATGTGAACACTTTTCACATAGTGAATTCTTCTTTGCGTAGATGGCAGGGTGAATTTTGGTTGATGGAGGGCGGACCTTACAGCAATAAAAACAAACAATTTAACCCCAACGTGTTTGTAGACATATCTGATCATATCGATAAAAAAATAGAACTTGTAAGTTGCTATGACAGTTATTTTTCAGAAACACTATTACACAACATAAAAGGACTTGCGGCATACAGGGCACAGATGACCAACTCTAAATATGCAGAAGCCTTTGAATGCAAATGGAGAACAATATGAGAATATTAGTACTAGGCGGATACGGATTTATAGGTAGCCACATATGCCAACAATTAAAAGCAGAAGGACACACAATAGGAATAGTTGATTGTTATCATCAATACTACACATTTCCTGATTGGGAATACCATCCTATTTTATCACAAAGAAAATCAATCACTAGCACGGACAAAGAATACATCGGGCAAATAGAGAACGTACAGTTCATGGAACAAACATTTGAAGATTTCAAACCAGACAGAGTTATACACGTGGCCACATATCCAAACGCAAGAATGGTCAAAAGAAATGTATTAGACGCAACCAACAACATGGTCACTGCTACTGCATACATCTTAGACTTATGTGTTAAACACAAGGTTGAAAAAATAGTGTATGCTTCAAGCAGTATGGTATACGGAGAGTTCGATAACAAGATACCAGACGAAAATGTTGTGCCAAAGCCGAACACACTTTATGGATCATACAAAAGGCAAGGTGAGATAATGTGCAAGATATGGCACAGAGAACACGGACTTGATTACATCATCATGAGACCATCTGCATTGTACGGAGAGAAGGACACAATAACAAGAGTGATCAGCCAATTGTTAAAGAATGTGCTGACAACAGGAGAAATGACTGTGCAAGGTCCAGAAAACAAATTGGATTTTTCAAATGTGTTAGATGTAGCACAATACTTTGCCCTAGCAACAACCAACGAAGTAGTCAACGAAACCTTCAACTGTACCAGAGGTAATGGTAGAAAGATAATTGATGCGGCAGAGATAATACGATCAAAATTAGGAATAGGAAAAATAATAACAAAACCACACGACACGTTCTATCCTAACAGAGATACTTTGAACAGCGACAAGGCAAAAACCATGATGAATTTTAATCCTACAATAGACATAGAAGACGGCATTCCCAAGTACATAAATTGGTTCTTGAAGCAACCGTTCTATTTCGATAATCTAGATATTAATCCCAAGTTTCAGTTGGGTACGACGATTTAAGTTTATCCTTGATCCATTCATAATCATAAGAGTACATTAGTTTGGTGTAATCGTCTTTGTGTGTTTCATAATATTCCTTGCCATCAATGGCACCTCTGTGCAACCATTCGGCATTGTCACCGCTACCTAGTGTGGTCCATTTCCTCAATCTGAATTGTGATTCAACAGTTGGTTTCATCTGTAACAACTTGATCACTTCCCTGAACGATGACCTGTAAGCAAGTAATGGAGTTTCATTACAGTTGCTGATGGCAGACAACAAAGGCACAGAATGGTGTGCCTGGCTCATTGTAAAATCAAGACTAGGTTTTGTTGTCTTCAGTACTAGATCCTTATTGTAAAGTATCACACCTCCCCAACCGTAACGTAGGTCTATCGAAGGTATGTAGCAGTCGAATATGTAATGGCAAGGATTACGCATTCTGTCTGGTTGGAAATTGAAATCAAAATCATCTGCCAACTCGTTCTTAGGAAATACTGCAAAGAAATAATCTGTCTCACTCATGGTGGCGGCCGTTACATAGGCCAATGTTTGACCTTTTATTCCTTTGCACCACTTGGCCCTGGGAAAACGTTCTTTGAGTTTGTTGTATCTGATTTCAGCACTTGGCTCATCATATGATATGAATATTATGTCCATGGGTTTGACTGCGTATTCTAGATCATAATGCACACTCCTTGGTATATCATAGAACTGTATGACATCCTTTTGTTTGGGCACCAGCATGACATCTTTTGTTTTACCCCATGAATACATTTTGATATCCTCCCAAAAACTTGGGTAGAAATCTGGTATCACAGATATATCAAGGTCCTTATTGTACAACCATGAATAGAAACATTCATTTGTTTCATATACCTTGTATGGATTCTTCAATTTGAAAGCAGTTTTTGGAAGCAACTGCTGGAACAGGTTGTCATGTGCATGATAGTTTATGTCCTTGTAGTCTCTCAGATATTTCAAATCGTGTATTTGCTTTTTGAATTCTTTAGTTGGAATTAAGAAAACATTGCCTTCTTTGTTACTGCCACCTTTTGGATGTGTGTTGTACCAGACGTGTATCTGTTTGCTTTCGTGTTGCTCTGGAATATAATCTGTGTCTATGGTTTTCAAGTCCATGAAGTTGGCAAAGAACCAGAAATACTCTGTGGTCACATCATCAACTATGCTTCTTAGGATTTCAAGGTAACTTCCAACAAAAGGAACTACCCTGGTGCCGGCGAATGGAGATTTGAAATCTCCTACATCTCTGAATCTTACCTGTACACTATCAAATGCCATAGTATTCTCCAATGCATTTACACACATAAAGAACTTCCGCTTTTTTCAAGAAAGGATGTATCGGCAACGACAACACGTTTGTGCAAAACTTTTCAGCATTCGGCATCTCTTGTCCTGTGTCAAACATCTTCATTTTAGACATAGGTTGTTGATAGTGCACCTGTGTTTGTATTCCTTTTTTATCCAAAAAATTCTTGAGGCCATCCCTGTCATCGACTTTTACAACAAGTTTATGATTGTTTGATACTGTTCCGTTGCTTGTTTGTATTGAACTTATTCCCATGTCTAATAACTTGTCCTCATACCACCCACGTACTTTTTTTGTTTTTGCCTGTATGTTTTTGTATTTTGATAATAAAAAATTTAAAATATTTGCATGGTCATTGCCGAGACAAGAGTTGTACCCATACTCCAACTTTCCTGTGCCCACTGCATGGTATCTTAGGCTTCTGATCATGTCCGCTTCTTCTTGGCTGTCTGTGAGAACCATTCCGCCGTTGCCAAAACAAGGCAATGGTTTGCTGGGTGCAAAACTTAAAGAACTGATGTCACCAAGTTTTCCACTTGGAACTTTGTTGTAATAACTGCCAAGGCTTTGTGCCGCGTCCTCTATCAGAGGTATTCGTCTTTTCACGCAGTATTCCTTCAATGTGCTGTACTCTGCAAGATTTCCGAAAAGGTTTACGTATACCACAGCACTGGGTAGTCCAAAGTCAGGGAGTTTCGCTATCAACCCTTTGTTGTCAACGTCCACAAACTGTATTATTGCACCTGTTCTTTTTATTGCTTCTGCAGTCGCTAGATAACTTACAGCAGGACACAACACGGTACTTCCTGGTCCTATGCCTTTGGCCCTCAGAGCAAAGTACAGTGCATCTGTACCACTGCCCACTGCTATTCCAAATTTCCTTTTTGTGTACTTGGCCACTGCCGTTTCGAACTTGTCTAGTACGGATCCCTCGGTGTGTCTACTGCTTATGACGTTGCCCGATCTCCATACTTCCTTGGCTCTACGTGTGATACGCCAACTGTAGGCGTCATAGATTCTATCCACTCCACCGAACTTTATCATTAGAACTCCTTCTTGATTCCCACGGTTGGATTCTTCACACAACTTTCAGTGACGTCCTTCATTGTTTCCTTATCCAAATCCACACTGCAACTCGCGTTGGGTTTAATGCCACAACCCACAAGCAATAATAACAAGAGTAGGTATCTCATCCTAGCACCTTTACACCATACTTGCGGGTGAACGCTCGACCATCTTCACGATCATTCACAATAGGCTGTCCCTTTATGTTGAGGCTGGTGTTAAGCAGTATGGGGCAACCTGTCTGCTTTTTCCATGCTTTGAGAAGTTCATAAAACCCTTCATTGTCGCTTTTTGATACGGTTTGCACCCTAGATGTGCCATCGTAATGCAATATGGCAGGACAGTCATTACCATGCGTGTACGCCGCTGTGTATTGCATATAAGGGGTGTTTTTGACGCCGGTAGGTAGGGTAAAATAGTCGTTTACATCCTCTTCTAATATGGCAGGAGCAAACGGTCTGAACTTCTGTCTTCGCTTAATACCATTTACCAGATCCTTGATGTCCTCACCCCTGGGGTCTGCTAATAGTGATCTATTACCAAGTGCCCTCGGTCCAAACTCTGCTCTGCCATTTGCTACGCCCACCATTTTATTTTCCTTCAATTCTTTTATGATTGCGTCCACGGGATATTCACCATCTATGTTGTGTCCAAGGAATGGACTCTTCCAATTTAGATGTATTTTTTCTGAGGCCGCTATGCAACCTAGGCTTGATCCCGAATCTCCCGGGTTGGGTATGATCCATATGTTGTCAAACAATCCTAGGTTCGCCAGTGTCCTGTTGGCGGCACAGTTCAATGCTACCCCGCCAGCGTATACCAAATTCCGACTGCCATACTTGGATGCCCTCAGGAAGAGGTCTGCAAGTATCTCTTCCGTGACTGCCTGTATGCTCGCGGCAATGTCCATGACATCTGCTTCTGGATGCCAGTCGCTCAATCCCCTGTGCAAGTTCTTCTTCATCTTGAATGGAGACTGGTGCA